TATGTAAGAATTCGTATGGATGGTTCTGGTATTGATAGACTTTATAGAATTGAGCCAGATTCAACAATTTATGTTTGGGACGATGGTAACTGGGATGATATGGGAAACCCAGATAATGACATGCAGAGCTATGACAAGATGCTTGATGATTGGGAAGATACTGTCACTAAAACTCATATGCCTGTTGATACAGAAACAGCTTTACTTATTGCTGCACTTTTAGATAACGAACCTCTTATTGCTCATAAAATGGAAAAAATTCAACCAGAAGAGCATCAAATGTTTTTAGATGCAGCTCCAGAAATTGATTGGACTATGATTGAAGAAATTATTCTTCCTGACGACGAGTCTCATCTTTGGGAAAGTAATTATTCAATTACTGCAGCTGGAGAAGCTGCTGCACCATCTGGCGTGGTTTCAGCAAACGATGGACAATATTCACCAGCTGAGCGTTCTAAGAATGCAAGCTCTCAAGTTAGAGATAAATCTGGCAAGTTTGCAAAGATGGGCTCCAAAGTAATTATTGGTGGACGCCCTGAATATCAAGGAAATATTCGTTCAATCGATGCCAATACAGGAAAAGCAAAAATCGAACTTGCAAATGGAAATTTAGTTGAAGTTCCAGTAAATATTACTGAAGCAGCTGATGCATACACACCTCTGCCACAAGGAAATATGGAAGGTGTTTTAGATACAAGTGGGATTCTTGGAGAGCCTCGAACTCCTATGGATTCTCCAATTCGTATGCCAGGAACTTTACCTCCACTTAATGCAGAAAATATGAATCAAATGTTGACTGACTATCCACAATGGGTAGCGAATCAAAGACTTTCTGCAGATACAGCTCCTAATCGTGATACACAACCTGCTGGATCTCCAGGAACTACTCCTGCTTTAACACAGCCTCAAGGTCGTTCAGCTAACCCTCTTGCTAAATACTACCCACAGGCAGCAGCGGAACCTACAAAAACAGTTAATGCCTATAATATTCCTACTCTTCGTGACTGGATATCAAAAAATCCAAGTTTAAGAAAAGCTAGTCCGTTCATGGATTCAAACGATACAAAGAAATATATAGAGAAAAAAGGAATTGATAGTCCTTGGCTAGATAAATCTGGAAGACCTTTAAAGGCTTCAGCAGATGATAAACCAATGACACCAGAAACTTCTGATGTTCCTATCTTACATATGGCAATTGTTTCTCCAGACGATCCTCAAGCAGTTATGGATCTTATTGCTTTAGTTCCTGCTTCTGGAAAAACTACAGAACCAGCAACATTTACTAGAAAAAATGGACAATGGATCCCAGACGATGGAGTTCTTGCGGATCTTCGTAGTGTAACACCACCTCCTACTGTAGTTCTTGACGATCAAACACTGCTTAGCGTTCTTGAGCAAGTGGATGGTAAGAAGGCAGATAAAAAAGATTCAGTTACAGCAGCAGGTGGGGCAGATCGCAACCGTGGAAAAGCTGAAGAACTTCGTAGATATTGGCTATATGGAAAAGGTGCGGCAAAGATTCGCTGGAGAACTCCAGGCGATTGGACTCGCTGCCACAAATATCTTGCTAAATATATGGGTCCTCGTTCAAAGGGCTATTGCGCCCTTCGCCATAAGGAAGCTAATGGTTACTGGCCAGGAGATAAGCAGAATACAAACAGCACTTTTACAGTCAATACTATGCATTCTTATGACGAACTTTTGAGCACTTTTATTATGAAGGCAAAGGCAGCAGATGCCAAGGCTAGAGTAATGACTGCTAGTGGTACTGATGTAACTGATACCTCTGAAAATAAAGGCTCAGAGTTTATTATACCTCTTGTAATCCCTGAAGGTGTTGAATCTGGAGATGGAAGAAAGATGAGAAAGGGTGCTCTCACAATGAGAGAACTTCCTCTCCCTCTTTTATGGCAAATTAAGACTGGTGAAGGCCATAATGGTTCTGTAGTTGTAGGACAGATTACTCATATGGAAAGAACAGATGATGGTATTGGAAATGCAAGCGGTTTCTTTGATACAGGTGAATATGGAAAAGAAGCCGAGCGATTAGTTCGTGGTGGCTTTATTAGAGGAGTCTCTGCAGACCTTGATCAATTTGAGGCATCTGAAGAGGAGATAGATACAGAAAACGGATCTGACACTAAGGCAGATGCAGGTAAAATGAGCATTACAAAAGCACGAGTTATGGCTGTGACCATCGTGCCTAAACCTGCGTTTCAAGAGTGCACTATTCAACTCGCTGACCAGGTCAGTGAGAAGGAGGATGATGTGAATATTCCTGACGGCGTATATGTCGAAGGAGTCGATGCTCTTGACGCTTCGGCGCTAGTTGCTTGCGGAATGATTGCTGGTGCAATCCCAGTAGTTCCTCCAACCGAGTGGTTTGAAAACCCTCAATTAAAATCAGCGACCCCGCTAACAATTACAGACGAGGGTCAAGTCTACGGACACATTGCTGCGTGGCATGTCGATCATATCGGGATGTCTATGGGAACAAAGCCTCCTCGTAGCCGTAGCAAATATGCATATTTCCACACTGGTGTAGTACGCACCGAAGACGGTAGTGATATCCCTGTTGGGCAATTAACTCTTGCGGGGGGACACGCATCGCTAGAAGCATCTGCAATGGAAGCTGCTCGTCACTATGACGATACAGCCTCAGCTATTGCCGATGTCCATGCTGGAGAAGATGCTTACGGCATCTGGGTGGCTGGCTCAGTAAGATCTGGTGCTTCACCAGAGCAGATTCGTGCACTTCGTGCATCAGCACCATCAGGTGACTGGCGCCCAATTAAGAATTCCCTAGAACTAGTTGCTGTGTGTCAGGTAAACGTTCCAGGATTCCCAATCGCTCGTGCTCGTGTTGCATCAGGTCAGGTAATGGCTTTGGTTGCAGCAGGTGCAAAAGTTCTTGCAGAACTAAAGCATGATCCTTTAGCAGAACTTAACTCTAAGATTGATCGTTTACAGCAGATTCAATTAGAGCCTCTAGTAGCAGCGGCTACAGAAGCAAAAGCTAAATTCTCTGCTCTTCAAGGAGAAGTTCTAGCTTCTAAAAAGATTGAACTTGCAGCCAAGATTGAAAAGATGAAGGCAGATGCCGATAAAGACTCTGACTATATGCATCAAAATCTTGACGAGGATCCAGAGTCAGAATTGGCTGTAGTTACACGCCGTGTTCGTGAACGCCTTGCCTCAGAAGGTAAAGCTCTACCAGATGGCTCATTCCCTATCCGTGATGCTAACGACCTAAAGCATGCAATCCGTGCCTATGGTCGTGCTAAGGCTGGACATAAGGGCTCAGTAAAGAAGCACATTATGAAGAGAGCTGCTGGCCTTGGTCGTGAAGAATTGATTCCAGAAAATTGGAAAGGTGCAGCTTCAGATCTTGATGAAATCGTTGCTAGCATGAAATCAAAAACAGCTGAATTTTCATCTTTTTTAGATAATTCTGAAGCACTTTTTTCAACAGAAAAAACTGACTCTTTAATGGCAGCTGGTCCTGTCGGAGATGTTTCTGAGATTGCTGCAGATTTAAGTCCTGAAGAAATTGATGCTCTTAAGAAAGAAGCAGAACTACGCAAGTCTGGTGAAGCTCCTACAGATATAACTGACCCTAGCTTAGCTCCTAAGACAAATATGCCTAGGGGAGAAGCGGTAGTTCCTCAAGGAGAAGATCGTCCTAAGTACACCCCTGAAACTCAGCCTCGTGATGCAACAGGAAAGTTCCGTCAGGTGCTAGCTCGTATTAAGGAAAACCTAGGAACATCAGGACTTGATAATGCATTGAAGAAGATCGAAGAAGCTGAAAACTTTGACAATACTGGAGATTATGCGGGAGCAGCTAAGGCAGCTGGAGACCTACTAGGCATTATCGATAGATTGGACAGTGGAGCACTTAATTCTGACGCTTTAGAAAACGTCCGAAATAGCGCTGGAGAGCTTGGAAAGGTTATTGCTAACCTGCCTTTTGCCTTTGGAGAAGAGGCTCAAAAGATTCGTTTCTCAGATGTACCTCCTGCCCTTCGTGACCTTATGACTGACATGATTGACCGTGTAGAGGCCAAGATTGGCAAAGAAGACGCCGATGTAGCCACTAAAGGATTAAAGGTATTCATGTCTGGTGGAGACTACTTTAACCAAAGTGAGATCTCATCAGAGATGGCAAAGCTTCTTAGGTTACTTACCTAAGTTGAATAGAAATCGTACAAATAACCTTTTTTAAGGTGTTGTATTATTTTATCTAGGTGGAGTGCCTCCACGCATTATGCGTATGGGAGTCCCTCGGCCTCGACTGATAAGCGAGACGAGAAGCCTTAATGCCTCTTGTCAAGACTGACCCGGAGGAGGGACAGTAGTGGACCAAATCAAACAAATGATGGATCAGCTTGCTGAACTCGATAACGATCAAGTTACCGATCTTCAGAACCAGATCATCAAAGAATTTGAAGCGGTTGAGAAAGATGATCCTACTCCGCAGACAGTTGACGCAATGTCGTCACTTGCTGACATGCTTGACACCGTCCGTGGTGAATTCAAGCGTCGCGAGGCCGCAGTTCAGGAGCTCGCATCCCGAGCCGCCGAGGCTGCTGCTCGTGTACATGGCAGCGATGGCGAAGCAAACATGGAAGAAGCAGAAGCAGCTGAAATGCCTTCAGAAGAAATGAAGAAAGCAGAAGAAGTTGCACCTGCAGATGCTCCTCTAGAAGGAACTCCTGCTGAAGAAGCTGGAGAAACCCCAGGTGAAGAAGCTGTAGAAGTAGAAACCCCAGCTGAAGAAGCGTCCCCTGCAGATGCAGAAGAGGACAAAACCAAGACAGAGGAAGAGAAAAAGAAATCCATGGAAGCATCAACTGAAGCGGATAAGACCGTTGAACTCTCAACAGAATCAAATGAAGTTGTAACCGAAGCTGCAGCCGTAGCCGAGGAAGCTGTAGTTGCAGATGGCTCAGAGCCAGAAGCAGTTGCAGAAGTTGCTGTAGAAGCAACAGAAGAAGCTCCAGTAGCTGAAGAAGCAGTAGCAGAAGCAGTTGTAGCAGATGAAGCAGTTGCTTCAGATGATGCAGCAGCAGTAGCTGATGTTGCAGATGGTGCAGAAGCTTCAATCGTTACCCCAGAAAACCCAACTGAGTCATTGACTCAAGAAATTATGGAGGCACCCGTGACCGCCGCTGCTAATAATGCAGAAAACCTCGTTGTCGAGGCCCCGGCTGACCGTCGTCTAGTCTCACAGACTTCTGCCGCTCCTGTGGCGATCACAGCGGGCGCAGATATCCCAGGATATACGGCTGGCAGCTCAATGGACTCAATGTCCGATGTAGCAAGCGCAATGGAGAAGCGTCTACACGCTCTTCGTCGTGTGAACGGTGGAGATGGAGAACAACACATTGTTGCTTCAATCACCACACAGTACCCAGAAGATCGCATTCTTACACAGGATGCAGAAGCCAACTGGGCTAAAGTCCAAGCTGTAACAGGCCCTGAAGCACTTGTTGCTTCTGGTGGACACTCAACACCATTCGAAGTCAAGTATGACATCTTTGGAATCGGAACAACTGCTCGTCCAGTTCGTGACGCTCTTCCTAAGTTCCAAGCTGACCGTGGTGGTATCCGTTTCGTAACTCCACCAGTACTTAGCGATTACGCTAATGCTGTTGGTGTATGGACCGCAGCAAACGATTCAGCACAAACACCAAGCCCATCTTCTAAGTTGAGCCTAACTGTTTCTGCTGCATCAGAAAACACAGTTGCTACTGATGCTGTAACACTACAGCTACAGTTCGGTAACTTGATGACTCGTGCTTATCCTGAATTGATCGCTCGTCACAATGAGCTTGGTCTTATTCAGCATGCAAAGGAAGCAGAACAACAGCTTCTTACACGCATCGCAGCACTTTCAACAGCAGTTACATCAACATCTCTAATCGGATTTGGTCGTGACTTCCTTGTTCAAGTAGGACGTGCAGCAACTGCTTACCGTGGTCGCCATCGTCTAGAATCTGATGCACAACTTCGTGTTATTGCTCCAGCTTGGATCAAGGATGCAATGGCAGCAGATCTAACAATCTCAATGCCTGGCGATTCAACAATGAACGCTTATGCAGAGATCGAAGGCTATATTGCTGCTCGTGGCATCAATATCAGCTGGACTCTTGACGGAGACGTCATGGATTCAGCACAGTCCGCAGCAGCAATGCTTGAATTTCCAGACACATTTGTTTGGTACCTCTTTGCAGAAGGAACATTCCTAATGCTTGATGGCGGTACTTTGGATCTTGGTGTTATCCGTGACTCAACACTTGTTGGTACAAACGATTACAAGATGTTTGTTGAAACCTTCGAAGGTGTTGCAAAGATCGGTGTTGAAGGTATCAAGGTAACTTCAACCATCAATATCAACGGTGTAGCAGCAGCTCTCCGTGATACAACTGGTGGCGCAACAGCTGCGGCTATCGAGTACTAAACCGTACCCAATAACCACATATAAGTAGTTAATTACCCGAGTCGACACTTAGAAGAAAGAGGATAAGAAAAATGGCGTTTAGAGGAATCTATCCAGCTCCTGATCTGACCCCTGCCCCTTGCGGGATTCTGAGTGTCGCTCGTGTAATGACTCACGGGGGCGCAGAGTATGACGAGCGTTGGGTTCGTGGCTTTAGCTACGAATTTGATTCTCAACCAGAAATTGAAGTTTTTACAGTAAATGATGCAGTAGTAACTGGTGGAGTAACTGGAACCTCATCTCTTCCTCGATTTAAAGAGTACGACCCTTTCTTCATTCAAGTAACAGATACTCGTTCTACTTTCGGGTTAACTGGTGAAGATCGATTTGCACTTACTATTAAGAAGTTAGAAGTAGCCTCACAGAAGGCAGTAGAGCGTGAACTTTGGGAAGGCGTCTCTGCATTAGCTGAAACAAACGGGAATGATTATTTAAGAAAAGCGTCAGCAGCAACCGTAGTAAATAGCGGTGCACTGGCCCCAGCAACAGCTTTAATGCTGTTGGAACAAGCGATTTCTAGCTCACCTGCAGGTATCAACGGAGTCATCCATATGACTCGTGATGTTGCGTCGATCCTTGGATCACGCCTCATCTACTTACCAGCAGATGGCGGAAAAACAGGCAAGGCTATGACTCGTTTAGGTACAGAGGTAGTTATTGGTTCTGGTTACACAGGTGCTGGTCGCATTAGCGATGCCAACACCACAGCATCTGCTTCAAATAAGTGGATGTTTGCAACTGGACCTATTGACGTACATCTAAGCAAGCCTGAAGTTGTAAATGAAAACCTTGGACAAGGAATCACAGTAAGCACAAATACTAATACTATGACAATTAAAGCAGTCCGTGCAGCTGGAGTATACTTTGATCCATCAATCAATTACACAGTACGACTAGCACTACCAACCACCTAAGCAATAACAATAGAAGGAGAACACTGGAATGGCCACTCAGGACTTTGCGGCTAGCGTTCAAGGTGTGTCGATCCGAGTCACCAGACTGGACGCCGCTGGAAATCTGCTCAATGGAGCAGGGGACAGTTACACAACCTCGGCGTTCCTCCGCACATCTTTTACGCCCGAATATGAAGAAGGCGATGAAATCATCGAGAAGTCAGCGGACGGTACCATTTGCGTATCATATAAAGCCCCTGACACTCTAAAGCGCATCACAATGGAGCTTGCAATTTGCGAGCCAGATACAGAGCTAACACAGCTTATTTCTGGTGGTTTGCTACTCCGTAAGAATTTTGGATCATATGCTTCACCAGACAACAAGTCAATCGGTTGGGCCGCACCTTCCGTTGGCGATGACCCAACAGGTCGTGGCGTTGCTCTTGAAGTATGGTCATACGCTGTAGCCGACGGACGTCGTGCTGCAACACACCCATATTTCCACTGGGTATTCCCATATGTACGTCTTCGTCAATCAGGTGACCGTGTTATTGAAAACGGCATGCTTGCAAACACATTCGAAGGCTACGGACTTGGAAACATCACATTCGGTTCAGGTCTTGATGGCCGCTGGCAGTTCCCAGTAGCAACAGAGCGTTCATATTCATATGCTCGCGCTGATTGGGCTCCAACAGGTCTTAAGGGCTTCTATCGCTGGTTTACAGACTCAACAAAGAGCGTAAACAATAAGTCACTTACATCTAACGTGGCAACACTTACAACTTCTGCAGCACATGGATTTGAAACAGGTCAAAGCGTAACAGTTTCTGGTGTAGATGCTACATTCAATGGCACATACACAATCACTGCTACACCTTCTTCAACAACATTCCGCTATGCAAAGACTGCAACAGATGTAGCCTCAACAGCAGTTTCACCAACAGGTACAGCTCTTCGTAGCAAGGGTTATCTTGCAGTATCAGACTTCACATCACAGGGGTCTACATCTGCATACAACGTACCAGGCAATACTGACTTCAATGCAGATCAACCAATTGACTTCATCATTGCGTCAACTGAGGATCCATCCGCTTAAATTAAGTAAGGAGAGGCGGGCAGCGTACCGATGGTATATACCGTTGACACGTTGCCCGCTTTTTCTATTAGAGACAAGGTAAAGTATGAGTAATTTGTGGGTGACACCAGAAGAGCTTGGCGAATACGCCGAATCCGATTATGCATACGATGCTGCAAAAACAGCTTCATACCTTCTATGGGGAATGTCTGGTCGTAAATTTTCTGGAATGACAACAGTTACAGAACGTTATGTTTCTTCTTTCGATCCTTACTTAAGAACAAGCGGTTCAGCTTTAAGCTATACACCAATTTTGCTTGATGGAAATGTAGTAAATGTCGAAGCTGGTGGTCTAATGAACCGTTTTGCTTACAATCAAGATTATCAGGGAGATGGAAGCTCATCTTCATCAAGACTGCGCCTTCGTGGGCGTAAAGTTGTAAAGATTCACACAGTTCGTGATCTTCAGGGAACTATTATTGACCCAAGCAAATATTATCTTGATGACCATTCTGTTCTTACAGGAATTCCTGGCGCTGGTTGGTTCTCTAGCCGTGTAGAAGTTACTTATACTTACGGTTCTCCACCGCCAGCAGCAGGTCGTGCAGCAGCTCGTGTTCTTGCTACAGAGTTAGTAAAGCTCTATGAAGGCGACGATACATGCGCTCTTCCAAAGCGTGTAACTAGTATTTCTCGTCAAGGTGTTTCATATACTCTTCTTGACAGTCAAGATTTTATTGATGAACTTCGTACTGGTGTCTATGCTATCGACCTATTCCTTAAGACAGCTAACCCAGATAAAGCTCGTGCTCGTTCTCGTGTATTTTCTCCAGATATGCCTCGTGCTCGCAGAGTAACTGGTGCTTCTCCTCTCTACCAGCTCAGCGCAGATGATGTATATGTAACTGCAGATGGCGGATCTAATATCTATTATTTCAATGAAATTAATGCAGAGTTCTTGGATGGCGATAGTGCGTGGACTATTGTTACAGAGATTTCGGATATCAGTAGCAATACAACAACAGAAATTGCTAATGCTGCAGTAATTGATAGAGTAGAAAATACAATAAGAGTTAGCTTTACATACAAAGATGCATTTTCAGTTACTGGAGCTCGTGACCCAGGCATTTTAGATTTATATGCATCTCGTCCTAGCTTAGGCAATCCAAATGTAAAAGAAATTGTTCATCTTGTTTCCAGCAATGTGATTTTTCAGCTGGGCGAAAGAACAATTCCAATCTATACTGTATAACTAAAGAATCTAAAGACAAGAGGACATTATGGCTACTAATACAATAAATCTAGCATCTGTAGATGACTCGGCTAAAAATTTAGCTAACCTTATGCAAGGTGTTCTTGATGCGGTTATTAATACATATCAGTCCTATAGCATGCCTCTTCCAGGTCGTCGCTACTGGACCCTCGGTCAGCCATCTGTTGACTGTGATCAAGTAGTTGTATCGATGTTACAAATGTATATTGGATCTCCGGGAGATGAAGCAACAGAGCCTCGTCGTTGTAATGATCCAAGAAGTGCAACTCTTACCGTGTCTGTATCTAGAGCAGTTCCTGTTGTAGGTCCTAGCGGTAATGCACCTGCAGCAGATGATATTCAAGATGCATCCACAGTATCTGCATATGATGCTTGGATTCTTTTGGATAGCGCAAAGCTCTTAGATCAATGGAATCCAAATGGAACTTTTGGTTTAGGTGTTATTGCAACTGTTGAAACAAATGCACCAGAAGGTGGTTATCAAACCGTTACTATGACAATTACGGTAGCAGTTCCGTAATGACTGTCCGTATCCAATGGTTTAAGCCAGCTATACAAAATCTTCTTTATGATCCAAATGGTGATCTTGGGAAGTATATGCGTAGAAAAGGTGATGCAATCATTGCACTTGCAAAGGTGCAAGTTGGTGTTAGAACAGGAAGACTTCAAAGATCTATTGCACATAAGAGGCACTTTAGAGATGCTAGAGGCCAACAAATGTGGATTGGTTCTGATGTTCACTATGCACTAGTGCATCACGAAGGAAGAGGCCCTCAAGTTATTGTTCCAAAATCTGGAAAGGTTTTGAGATTTGTATCAAGAGGTCAAATAGTCTTTGCTCATAAGGTAGTTCAGAGTGGTACTAAACCAAATAGATATCTATCTGACCCTTTGAGGAAAGTGATAAAATAATAACGTAGTAAATCAACGACAGAATAGGAATAATAGATGACAACACGATTTAAAGATTTTGGATCTGGCGGCGAAATTAATGTAGAGCCTCTTGCATTCAAACTACATGGAGAAGACTTTAAATGTCGTCCAGCATTGCAAGGTAAAGCAATTCTAGATATGGCATCTAACTCTAGCTCCCAAGATCCTGCAGATATTTCAAAATCACTATATGGATTTTTTGAAAAGTCTCTTGAGACAGAAAGCTATACACGCTTTGTAACATTGCTTGATGACCCAGACAAAATTGTAACTGTTGAATCTCTTGGAGAGATTGCAGGATGGCTAGTAGAACAGTACTCAGGCCGTCCTCAACAGGGGCCAGAGCAATCTGCGAGTGGGCAGTAGATATCTGGCCGTATATAAACGGTAAAGCGTTAACTCAAGGTTTAAGATTGGAGGAGATGGAAATGTCTGAAATGTTAGATGTTCTACATTATTACATGGAAGAAGATTACAACCTCTCTTCTGGTGACCAGATCGATGCTCGATCTAAATTGAGAAAAACAATTTACAAATTAATGTACAACAAAGAGTATGTATTTGGAACTTCATCTAGTGCAAATACATCTCCAGTTATGGCTAATGGATTAGCTGATACTGATCCTTACGATGATGTTGTACCAGTAGATCCAATTAAAGGACCTACGAAGTCTTTTGTCCCCCCTACAGACTTCAATCCTGATTTAGTAAAGCCATTCGGAGATGTACTAGATGCCCCACTGGGTCTTTAGTATTTAGATGTTAGGAGGTGATGGCATATGGCAATAGTTGGTAGTGCAGAAATAATTGTTAAAGCCATCACCACTGGCTTTAAAGATGATGTAAAGAAACAACTTAGTGGTCTTGATGGCATTGGTAATGATGCTGGAGATAGTGTTGGAAAAGCATTTAGTAGAGGTCTTTCTAAAGGTGCTGGAGAAAATGTTGCTAGCATTCTTAATATTGGTAATTTAGTAAAAGAAGCAGAGTCAGCTAAAGAAGCTTTTGCTAATTTTCAAAGACAAGGATTTGTTACTGTATCTGCACTAACTGCCTTGGGTGGAGCTGTTGGAGCTCTTATTGGTGGAATTGGAATTCTTGGAGCTACTGTAGTTGCAGCTACTCCTGTATTAGTTGGCTTTGGAAATATCTTTGCTGGATTAGCTGTCAGTGCTGCTGTATTAAAGGGAGTTTTTAGCGGTGTAACTGAAGCTATTCAAGCTAAAGCTAAAGCTTTACAAGATGCTGCTGCAAATGCAGCACGAGTACAAGATGCAGAAGATAGATTAAATGATGCTAGTTATGCTTATTTACAAGTAGTAAAAGATCAAGCGCAAGCTTTAAAAGATCTTCAAGAAAGAAGAAATGATGCGGCTAACGCACTTGCTGACGCAAATCTTTCAGCAGAGCGTTCTGAGCGTTCATATCAATATTCTGTAACTGCAACACAGAAAGCACTAGATGATGTAACCCTTGCTCGTCAACAAGCAAAAGAAGCTATTCAGCAACTTCGTTTTGAGCTTGAAGGTGGAGTTATTTCTGAAAAGAAAGCACGCCTTGAATTTGAAAAAGCTCGTGAATCCCTACAGCGTGTTCAAGATCTTCCACCTAACTCTCGTGCTCGCCGTGAGGCAGAGATTGCATTTTCTGAAGCAGATCTAAACCTTCGTAAAGCAATTGACAAAAATAATGATCTTCGTAAATCAAACGCTAAAGCAACTAAAGATGGCGTTGATGGTAATAAATCAGTTGTGGCTTCCGAGCTTGCATATAAAAAAGCAAAAGATGCTCAGAGTGATGCAGAAATTGATGCAGCCAAAGCTGTTCGTTCTGTGTTTGAAGCTAAAAAAGAACTTCAAAAAATTGATGATCAGCTTGCAGTCGGGTCAGAAAGAGAATTAAAAAATCTTAGAGAGCTAGAGCTTGCTCAAAGAGCGGTGGATCGTGCTACTAGAGATCTTGCTCTTGCTAAAAAACAAGCTTCTGGAAATACTCCAGGTCTACCAGTAATTTCACCTGCTGCTAAAGATTTCGTTGACTATATAATTGAACTTAAGAAGAAACTAACAGAGCTAAAACTTCTTCTTCAAGAAGCATTTTTTCCTAAATTTACAGAAGCAGTCAAACTTCTTGCTGAAACCTATCTTCCTAAACTTAAAGACCTACTACCTCCTATTGCAGATGCCCTTGCACAGTTTGCTTTAGATTTTGCTAAAGCATTTACAACTCCTCAAAAAGTAAAAGAGTTTGAAACAATACTTGGATCTATACCTACTCTTATTGCAAACTACGGTAGTGCAGTTACAGATCTTGCCTCATCGTTTACTACTTTAACTGCAGAATTTACTCCTTACGCTGTTAAATTTTCAGCTTATGTAAAAGACCAAGCAGAAGCTCTTAAAAATACTATTGAGCTAAAAGCTAAAAATGGAGAACTTAAAAAGATCTTTGATACAGCAACAGAGATTATGTACTCTCTTTTCCGTTCAATGGGAAATATTTTTGGAACTATTGGAAATATTGTTTCTGCTACCTTTAGTAAAGGTGGAGGCGGATGGTATTTCCTTGATTGGCTTGAAAAAGTAACTCAGGGTTGGGAAACTTTTACTAAAAAAGCTGATAAAAATGGAACTTTAGATAAATATATTCTTGGACTTAGTCAAAACTTTACTAAAATTCTTGAAATTATTGGACTTGTTGTTAAAGGAATGCTTGATATTGGTGCAAGCCCTGGATTTGGTAAATTCTTAGATTCTCTTAAAAATGCTACAAAAACATTTAATGGTATCGGTACAGATATTGCAAATGGTGCTCTTCCTATGGTAGGTAAGTTTATTGAAAAACTTGCAACATTTATTTCTATTGTTTTAGATTCTGGACCTATCAAGGCATTCTTTGGCGTTCTTTATGTTGCAATGAGTGCAGTTGTTGCTCTTTTAGATAATGACTTTATGAGAGCATTTATGGCTGGTCATGGTGTTATTATTGGTATCGGTCTTGCTTTTGGGCTTTTATCTAAGGCTGCAATGTTTATGGGTAGGGTTTTTGTTGGTGCAATTTTGCCATTTGATAAACTTCTTGCTCTTCTTCCTCAGACTTGGAATTGGGTATACAAGCTTAGATTTGCAATGCTTGCTCTTGCAGAAGGTGAGCTAGCTCTTGCTGCTCCTATTCTTATAGTTGTTGCTGCTATTGCTGCAATTATTGCAACTTTAGTTCTTGCTTATCAAAAGAGTGAAATATTTAGAAAGGCAATTGCTGATTTAGTTTCTGCAGTAAAGACAGCAATTAGTGAAGGTTTCGATAAGATCAAGGCAGCAATTGCTGATGCTCTTCCATTTATGGATAAAATGGGTAATGTATTTAAATGGATTGGCGATATGATTGGTACATATGTTGTGCCTATTATTAAAGTAATTTTAGTAGGTGCAATTAATTATATAGTAGATGTTATTGTTGCTTTTATTAAAGTAATTGGTGGAATTGTAGGAGCATTTAAAGCTGTTTGGGATGGTTTAGCTCCAATAGTTACTGGAATTGTAAATGTAGTTAAAGGTATGGTCTCTAAAATTGGAGACATAATTGGCGGCATTGCTGGATTCTTTAAAAATTCATTTTCAACTGCAGTAGATGCAGCAAAAGGAATATTAAATCAATTTATTACTGTATACAACAACACTCTTGGAAAACTTAAATTTACTGTTCCTAAATGGTTCCCTATAGGTGGAGGAAGTACTATAGGATTTCCTACAATTACCCCTCTTGCTATGGGTGGAATCGTTAACCCTAAAAATGGTGGAACACTTGCTCAGCTGGCTGAAGCAGGTAAGCCAGAGCGTGTAGAACCTCTTGATCCAGATGGATTATCTAAGCGTGATAAGGCAATGATTCAAATGCTTGCTGGTAATAACAATGCTGGAAATATAAATATTACAGTTAACCCATCTCCAGGAATGGATGAAAGAGAGCTTGCTAACTTGGTATCTCGTCAACTTGCATATCAGATGCGTAAGGGAGCAGCGTAATGTCTGAAATTTTAAATCAAAGTCAAGAAACAACAGTAGTCAATAAGTCCTTAACAAAACTACCATTCCCACACCTAACGGGAATGAAGCTTCAAGCAGACATTGTGCTTGGAGATTTTGTATTTAATACTGTCGATGAGTATGGAGTTATTTGGGTAATTACAGATATTGAAGGGTGGTGGCAGCATCCAGATACAGATATTCCAGATATTCCAAGAGGTCTTACAGATGGATCTTATGATGTTAAGGGTCGTTATAGAGCTCGTATTCTTGCCCTTACGGGATCATTTTTAACTCCTACTCCAGATTTAGTAGAGGCAGCTCGTGATCGTCTTATTGCTGCAACAAACCTTGTTTATAAGGGTGCATGGCTTAAGACAGGTACTGCATCGGATAATAAGAGATCTTCCTTTGTCCGCTTAAGTGGGCAGCCAGAAATTCGCACAGTCCAAGCCCGTGGTCGCACAGATTTTACTATTGGACTGAAAGCTGCAGATCCTATTAAGTATGCTTGGAACGATTCTAATCCCGATGGATATGTCATCTCTGAAATTCCAGCAGCAAATAGAACTACTGGCACACTTGGTTTAGAAACAATTACCAATGCTGGAAATGTTGCAGTTCCTATTGCCCTTGAAATTAGCGGTCCTATTACTGGTCCAGCTAAAATTTACAATAAAACTACAGATAAACTTTTATATGTAATTTCTAGTTTAAGAGGAAGAGTTACTTCTTCTATTGTAAATAAACAATCTTCTTTTGATTCAACACTTATTGACGATGTTGCCACTTTAACAACTACTACACCTCATCAGCTTCTTGTAGGAGATAATGTGGATGTAAGTGGTCTTTCTGAACAATATCTTAATGGAACAGTTACAGTTGCATCTATACCTACAAGTACCACTTTTACCTATGTTCTATCAAGTACGGTATCTTCTGTAAAAAATATAATTTCTAAAAAACTTGTATCTAGTGTAGCAACTATAGGAACATCTGTAGCTCACGGTTTTTCTACAGGAAACTCGGTATTTATTCAAGATGTTGATTCTGTTTTTGATGGAACTTATACCATCACGGCTACACCTACATCTACTTCTTTTACATATACTAAAACTAGAAATACTCCAAAAAATGTATCTGGTGCAATTCTTATATCTAATATTGCAACTTTAACTACAACAGAAGCTCATGGTTATATTGTAGGTGAAAATGTTACTGTTTCTGGTATTGATAGTAACTATAATGGATCTTATCAAATATTAAAAATAGATGCACCTAATACATTTAGCTATGCATTAACAAGAACAAATACAAAAGCTATAACAAGCAAAGCTATGACTTCAGATGTTGCAACTATCACTATGTCAAGCGCCCATGGTTTTATTGTAAATGAAAATGTTTTAATTGCAGACTTAGATCAAACTTTTGACGGCGTATATAAAATAACATCTATTCCTACTACATCTACTTTTACTTATAATCTTGTAAGAGATACAGTAAAAAGTGTAAGTATTAGATCTTTATTTTCAAATGTTGCAACTCTTACAGTTACGGAAGCTCATGGCTTTCTTCCAGGAGAACAAGTTTTAGTAGAAAATGTTGATTCAAAATATAATGGAACATATACAATAACTCAAATTCCATCAGCTAACACATTTAGCTATGCTAAAACAAGTACAGATGAAACTGCAAATAGCTTTAGTACAGATGGAACTGTAAAACCTACAAAGCGTTTAGTTATTGCTAGACAACTTGTTGGAGGTATAGCTACATTAACTACATCATCAGCTCACGGGTTATTTGTAGGAGAATCTATTGTAATCTCTAGTATGGGGTCCTCATTTGATGGATCTTATACAGTTTTATCAACTCCTAATACAAATACATTTACTTATGCAAAATCTGCATCCAATGTTAGTTATGGTCCAGCAGGTGCTAATATTGCATCTAGAGTTAGATCTGGATCACTTGCAACAATTGTGACATCTATACCCCATAATTTTTCTCCTGGACAATATGCAACAATTTCTAATTTAGATACAGCTGCCGCAGCGCTTAATGGAACTTATTTAATTAACGTGCTTGATGCAACAACTTTTACATATTCGACTACTACCAGCGGTGCAATTGCAACAGCGGCTGCACCATCTTCTGCAGTAGTTACTGGAGGTTATGTAGCTATTTCAAGAAATATTACATCTGTTGCAGATTCTGGCTCGGCAAGTGTTGGTGGAAGTCTTCCATTTACATCTATATCTGGCTCTACAGTTGTACCGGGAGATATTACTGGTGATGGGGGTGGAGCTCTTGATTCATCTGGATATGCTGTAAAGAAAATTGAAATTCCTTTTACACCTGGTGTTACAGGAGCATCTGTTGACTTTGGCCCAGATGTTTTAGAAGTTGATACTCTAACAAGAGATGTTTACCTAAATGGCTCTACAGATAATGCTAGAGCTAAACTTGACGTATTAACTGACTTTTTCTATTTAGATCCCGGTCAAAATCAAATTGAATTTACCGATACAAGTGAGGCAAGCAGTACTGCTTTAACTAAGATATTCTACAGATCTGGCTGGCTAGGCTAGCCTTTACAAGAAAGAGACACAGAAGACAATGAGTATTATTGACATTAGCTATCGGTACTTTCTTGTTGACCTATTGACTAATGAGGTTATAGCAGAAGTCCCTTTTCAAGGTGTTTCTTATGAAAGAGTTTTAAGAAAAGCTGGTGGATTTTCTGGAACTATTCCCGTAATTGCTGCTACTCAAAATTTAGATTTATATGAAGTAACTATGCCAGGTAGAACAGCAATATACGTTATGAGAAATGATATCGTTGTTTGGGGAGGAATTATTTGGGCAAGAAAATATCAACAACTAAGTAAAACTCTTCAAGTAGATGCTTCAGAATTTACAAGTTATCTTTATCATAGACATATTTGGCAAACTTTAGTTTATGGTTCTGAATATATTGGAATATCTTCTTTTTCTGTAAATAATAAAGTCGCTACAATAACAACAGAAATACCTCACGGTTTTGCTATTAATAATTTTGTAAGAGTTACATATACAAACCCTGTAGTAAATGGAACTTATCAAGTAACAAGCGTCCCTAGTTCAAATAGTTTTACTTATGTCGTTGACTATAAAGATATTACAACCACTCCTATTACTAGCGGTGCAGCTAGAAAACTTATAGATACATATGATTTTGTTAGAGATATTTTGTATCAGATGGGAACAGACCTAGCTGGCATAGGTTTTGCTAATGAGGTTTTAGATCCTTCAAAAAAATTAGAAGCTGCAGTAGTATCTAAAAGAAGAGATGATGGTCTTGTAACTATAAGAACTTCAAGTGATCATTTTATTATTCCAGGACAAGAAGTAGAACTTGTTCAAGTTGGGTCTGGGCTAGATGGTTCTCATATAGTAACTGAGGTTCCAGATAGTAAAACTTTTAAACTACGGTATGAAGGTGGAAATATTTTAGAGACAGCTTTGTCTGGAATAAGTAGTTTTTTTGTTACAAATAGATCTCTTACTTCTAAGGTAGCAACAATCACCACACACCTACCTCATAACGCAACTACAGGTCAAACTGCTGTCCTTACTGGAGTTGACTCTTTCTTTAGTGAAAGATTGGATCAAAACTTTGATGGAAGATTTGTAATAACAAGCACTCCAACTCCTACAACTTTTACTTACGCTCTTCCAGATGCAACGGTAGATATTCCAGCAGCAACAGTTTCTGGTGGGACAGTTACTTTGGGAAGTAAAGCAATTTATGGAACATTTGGCCCATATCTTGCAAATGCAAGCATAGGACTAGAAGTTGGAACTAAAGAAACAAGTGGTTTGTACCAGAATACTCAGTACATTAGAGGATTCGAGCTAAAAACTGTAGGAGAACTACTTGAGGATTACTCAAATAACCTTTATGGTTTTGAGTACCGTATTGACTGTGACTATGACTATGGAACAGGATCATTTACAAGATCTTTTGTGCTTTTAAACATAGAAAATCCAAATAATATTGCAGATGTAGGAGCAGCAACTGATGCAGAAAGATTAGGATATAACAAGATTGTTTTTGAATATCCGGGAAGTATTTCTGATTTTACAGTAGAAGAGAGTGCAGAAAATGCTGCAACTAGATTTTTTGTAGAAGGAAAGATAAATGACCTTTCTGATGCAGCAAGTCAGCCTTATTCTGTAGCAGCTGACCTTAATCTTTTAAATAATCCAAATGGAAGAAGCTGGCCACTACTTGATCAGGTAGAAATTATTGATAATACATTTAATGAAGATATTCTTTACTCTTATGCTGAAGAATATCTTTATGAATCAAAACCACCTATGGGTGATTTTACAGTTACTGTAAATGGAGCTCTTAATCCTGTTTTAGGAACATACAATCCAGGCGATTGGTGCACATTAATTATTAATGACCCTTTTGTATTAGCTAGATTAGCAAATGACCAAGAGCCAAGAAAAGATATTATTGTTAGAAAAATTAACTCTTTTAAAGTTACTGTTCCAGATGCCCCTTCTTTTCCAGAGGTAGTTACTTTGGAACTTATAACTGACTGGAAGGTAGACAATGCAGGACAGACAGCTGGACTTACTAGAACCATTGGAGGTCAATAATGGCTACACGTCGTAGAAGTAGAAATAAAACTATTGCTGGAAATCTTACTGATGTTCAAAAAAGACTTAGATATCTAGAAGTTAGACCTAACCCAGATAAACTTGCATCAAAGTCTGTTGCAACTAAAAATATTGCCCTTCGTGCTATTCAAACAGACCTCATTTCAGATTCAGCTATTACTCGTAGAACTCTTGCACAAGGTGTTGTAGGGACTGCTCAGATTGAAAATTTATCTATTACAAATTCTCTTATTGCTGAAAATGCAGTTACTGGATTTAATATTGCACCAGATGCTGTATCTACGTCAGAAATTGCTACTGGAGCTGTAACTAACGATGAGTTAGGAACTTATGCTGTAACTAATCTTAAACTTGGAACTGACTCTATCGATAATAGAGTTGTAGCACCAGATGCCATTGGTACAAATGAAATTATTAATGAATCTGTTACTTCTGCAGAAGTTGGAGTAGATGCTATTGGAAATAGTGAATTAGCTAATGGAGCAGTAGATACAGCTAATATGGTTGATGGATCTGTTACTGATGGAAAAGTATTTTCAATTTCTGGTGGAAAAATTACAGGAACACTTCCTTTATCTACTATACCTAGCCTTCCTGCAAGTAGAGTAACCAGTGGTGTATTTTCAGATACTCTTATTCCAGCAATTACAGCCGATAAAGTTCCAAGTTTAGATGCAGCTAAAATTACAACTGGAACTTTTCCCATAGCTAGAATTCCTAATTTAACTGCAGATAAAATAACATCTGGCACTCTTTTTACTTCAGTAATTCCTACTTTAGATCCAACCAAAGTGACTGGACTTACAAGCGTTTTGACTACAGCTAATGTAAGCGGAACTGGTATTAGTAGAACATTTAGTACAAGCGGAAGCTATAGAAGTTTAGATATAACAATTAATGCTGGTACTGGGTCAAACCAGCTTGCAATTGGAAATCATACTCATGCCTCAGCTGGTGTACCTGACCATACGCATACTGGAAGTTTAAGCCTTAATAGCTTAAATATTTCTGGTGGTGCTCACGGCCACGTTGGCGCTACAGGTTCTCACTCTCATGGTTTTACACCTAGTGGATATATAACTATTGGAGCAGTATCTTCTACAATAAAAGTAAAAAAGGATATTACAGATTATGTAGTAGGTGATGTTAAAAATATTTTAAATCTTAAAATGAAAAGATATAAATATAAAAATTCTGCAAGAGATATTCAAAATAAATATAATCGTGAGTGGATGTATGGATATATTGCAGAAGAGGTTCAAGATTTAGGTGTAGAACAAATTCTTGCATACGATAAAAATGGAGATCCAGATGCTATTGATTATGGATTACTATCTGTACTTATTCTTGAACTAGTCAAAGTACAACAAAATGAGATAAACTCTCTTTCAGAAGAGATTAAGAGACTAAAGGATAAGATATGATAGAATATATTCCTAACTACAGTGCACCTGATCGTCCTTATATTTGCAAAAAATTTACTGCAACTTCTGGTGAAGAGGTCCACACCGCTATAAACATTAATAATATTCAAGAAAGAGAAAATCTTTCTATTGAAAATATTTATGATCATATGGAAAATGTTCTTAAGTATATAGAAGACTCTTCAAAGACTTTACAAATGATTCAAATGAATGAAAATACTGGTACGCAGCCTTGGCCTATTAAAAATTGGACTGAAATTGAGTGGTCTAAAGATGAAGCAATTTATTGGTGGCAATATATCTATTACAAAGACAATCCTGGAAGGGTATCGGAAATATCATTAGAAATAGATCCAGAAGAATTGGTACTTGAGCATACACATGATGAAGACCTTCATACCGATCAAGCTCAAGAAACTTCAGATTTACTAACCTCTCTTCAAGAACAGCAAAGTAGTGGGGGGTCTAATAGCTAATGTTTGAAGTTAAAGATGGCTCAAGAACTTTGCAGTTTAATGGACGCCTTTTAGGTGACTCAAGTTCTTGGCGTAAATTTTCTACACGATGGATCGAGTTTAAACTCTATAAAACGGAGAATGGCTCTTATATTCTTTCAAGGATAGGTGTTTCTTTAGTTTTTCACAGTCCTGTATGTCCTTTAGTAAAGCGCTATGGGCTTAAAGAGGGGTCTTCTGATGACTTGCATGAAGACTCTATCCCTTGCGAAGAGTGTCTTCCTACCAACAGTCTTCCTATAGTTTTTCCTGAAACAGACCGCAACTGGGCTTTGGTAAGCGAGGATACAGAGGCTATCCTTGATGCACTTTACAAATATGACCAAGGTGGTGCAAGATACCTTACTAATGTAGCTCAACGGCTACTTGAAAAAGCATCTATGAATGATGAAAAAATTGATTTAGCATATAGAGTGGAAACTATTCCATAAGAAGTTAGGAAGACATGAGCGACAACAAAACGACACAAGGATTGAGTGAAATTCAACTCCACTTAGTTGACTCTGCAGAAAAAGCAAGAGAATTTATTTCTTGGCTTGGTGAGCGCCGTCCTTACAATGCTATTGCAATTGATACAGAAACTGGTGAAAAACCAGGGATGCCTCGTGACCATGCATTATCTCCTTGGCATGGAGATCTTCGACTTGTTCAAGTAGGAGATGGTATGCAAGGTTGGTCTATTCCTTGGAATGAATGGGCTGGTGTCTTCTATGAAGGCATGGATAAATTTGATGGACCTATTGTGTGTCACAATATTGCATTTGAAGCCCGATGGTTTCATATTAAATCTCGTTGGCAGATGCCGTGGGAACGTGCACACGATACAATGATTATGGCTCATATCATCGATCCACTTGGTTCTGGTGCTTTAAAGCAACTATCGGCTCTTTATGTTGATCGTCATGCTGCTGCACTTCAAGAAACTTTAGATGTAAAGCTTGCAGAAAACGGTTGGACTTGGGGGACTGTCCCTACTTCTTTTGAACCTTATTGGACATATGGTGCTTTAGATACAATTTTAACAATGCGACTGTGGGAACAGTTTTATGAGAAGTGTGGTCCACAGGGTCCATACAATCGTGCATATGAACTTGAAATGGCAACACGCAAGATTGTTACTCGTATGGAGATTAATGGTGCTCGTATAGATCTTGACTACTCAAAGCGTAAGTATGAGGAGCTAATGTCTTATACGGAGTCAGTTAAAGATTGGGCTAAAACCACTTACGGTGGGGTAAGCATTGGAAGCAATGTTCAGTTAGTGCGTCTTCTTGAAAAGCTTGGAGCAGAAATTAATGAATACACTCCTTCTGGACAAAAGTCTGCAAGTAAGGATCAGCTAAAACTTCTTAGTATTGAGGGAAATCCTGAAGTTAGGAATCTTGCAGAGACTGTCTTAAAGCAGAGAAAAGCAGACAAACTTGCTAATACCTACTTCTTAAACTTTATGAATAAATCTATTGATGGTCTTGTTCACCCTTCTGTAAAGACTTTAGGCGCTAGAACATCTCGTATGTCCATTACAGATCCTGCTCTACAAACTCTTCCCAAAGGAGATGAAACAGTACGAAGAGCATTCTTACCTCGTGACTCCAATCATGTACTAATTACTTCTGACTTAGATCAAGTTGAGTTTCGTATGTTTGCTTCTATGTCTGAAGACCCAAACCTTATTTCTCTATTCCACAAAGCAGATGCAACTGGATCAGATCCTTTTACTGAAATTGGTCGTCAGGTTTATCAAGAGCCAGATATGCAAAAATCGGATAAGCGTCGTAACTTGATCAAGGGTGTTGTCTATGGACGACTTTATGGTGCAGGTGTAGCTAAACAAGCTCTTACCGCTGGCGTCCCTGAGCCACAGATGCGTTCTGTCTCTGATTCATTTGATGCTAACTATCCGGGAATGATGTTATTTCAAAAGAAAATTGAAAATATAGGTATGACTCGTCTTCGTAACGAAGGTCAAGGATATGTAAATACTTGGACTGGTCGCCGTATTCCTTGCGATGAAGAGCGTGTCTATACACTTGTTAACTATCTAATTCAAGGTGGAGCTGCTGAAGTATTCAAGAATAATCTTGTAAAGTTAGATCAAGCAGATCTTACCGAGCATCTTATTGTTCCAGTACACGATGAAATTGTTTTACAAGCACCTAGAGAAGATGCTGAAGAAATTAAACAAATAGTAAAAAAATGTATGACAACTACCGAAGGTTGGGCTGTTCCTCTTACAGCTGATGTTGATGGTCCTATGGAAAACTGGGGTGAAAAGTACAAATGATTATTCTTTCTGTTGATCCAGGAAAAGCAAGCGGTATTGCACTTCTTAAATGGTCAGAAGTTAAAGAAGAAAAACCTGTTATTGATTTTTCTGTAGAAGTTGGTCCAGAAACTTTTGCTCAGATGATTGATGTTGGTCTTATGAATGTTCATGCAAATTTTCATGTTGTATGTGAGCGTTTTACTATTAACGCTCAAACAGTCCGTAACTCTCAGGCTCCCTATAGTCTTGAGCAGATAGGGGTTCTAAAACACCTATGTAGGGTTAAAGGTTATAACCCAGAATCTATTATATTTCAATCACCTGCAGATGCCAAGAACATGTTTCCTAACGAGGCGCTTAAAAAGGTAGGAATTTGGCATAAAGGTGGAGAAGGTCATGCAAATGATGCTTTACGACACGCCCTACTTAAATTTGTTAAAAGTGGCTGGATGCCAAGAGACCTGCTAGACTAATACACGGTTTAGAAATAAAAGCAAAATATTTCTGCTACCGTATGTTTAAGACATAAAGACATTATTGGAGGGTAAGTGCCAGTTACAGTAGAAGTAGATAAGAACAAAAGCCATATCCTTATAACTACAGATTGGCGTTTTAAAGAGCTTTGTAAGAGCCTTCCGGGCTCATCTTGGTCTGCATCAGATCAAGTATGGCGTGTTCCTTTAAGTTGGACTACTTGTCTTGCTCTTAGATCTACATTCCGTAATGACTTAGTTATTGGACATGAACTTCAAACATGGGCTGAAAACGAGTTAAACAGCCGTATAAGCCCCTCTAACGCACTTCGTGAGTTAGAGACATATGAAGGCGATGAAGACCTATTTCCTCACCAGAGGGCTGGTGTAGCCTTTCTAGCAACCGCTAAGAGAGCACTCTTAGCCGATGAACCAGGCCTTGGTAAAACTGCTCAGGCTATTCGTGCCCTTAAAAAACTTCAAGACAATGGCGAGGATGTCTTTCCTGCACTTATTGTGTGCCCAAATACTCTCAAGAAGAACTGGGCTCGTGAATTTACAAAATGGTGGCCAAGTGTAAAGACTCAAGTTATTAAGGGAACTGCTGCACAGCGTAAAAAGCAGTTTGAGTCCGATGCAGATGTCTACATCATTAACTGGGAATCGCTTCGATCTCACTCTCGCCTTTCTGGGTACGGCTCTATTGCCCTAGTTCATTGCCCTGCTTGTGGCGGACAAAACAGCACTATCTCTGAGACTCGTTGTGAGGTCCACAAGAGAGAGCTTAATTTTATTGATTTTAAAGCTGTAATTGCAGATGAGATTCACCGATCTAAAGATCCAAAGAGTAAGCAAAGTCGTGCACTTTGGTCTGCCACAGGAGATGCCCCTATTCGATTTGCCTTAACTGGAACTCCTATTGCTAACAATGTTGTTGATCTGTGGTCAATTCTTCATTGGCTTTCTCCGCAGGACTGGCCAAGTAAAACTAAATGGATTGATCGAATGATTGATGTAATGCTTAATGCTTTTGGTGGCATGATGGTTATTGGTGTTAAACCTCATATGCAAGATGAGTTTTATAAAACAGTCAACCCTCATATGCGCCGTATGCTCAAAAAAGTTGTGCTTCCTTGGCTTCCACCTGTTATGAATGAGCGTCGTGATGTTGAAATGTCAACTAAGCAAAAAAAAGCTTATGAGCAGATGCGTGACACAATGATTGCTGAGTTAGAATCTGGTGATGCAGTGACAGCTCCTAGTATTTTGACTCAAACAACTCGTCTAGTTCAGTTTGCTAATGCTTATGCAACTATGGAAACTGATGAAGCTACTGGAGAAATGAAAACTATTTTGACAGAACCTTCTTGCAAAGTTGATGCTCTTATGGATGATATTTCTAATGGAGACTTTGGAGACGATTCTGTTGCCGTTTGTGCAGTGTCTAGACAGCTAATTGAGCTTTTAAGTGCTGCTCTTACAAAGGAAAAAATTAAGCATGGACTTATTACAGGATCACAAACTGAAGATGAGCGTCAACAGGCTGTAGATGATTTTCAAGCAGGAAAAATTAAATGGATTCTATTTACGGCACAAGCTGGTGGAGTTGGTATTACCTTGACCACGGCACGCCGTTTAGTTATGCTACAGAGACCTTGGTCATTAGTAGACCATCGTCAGGCTTTAGACCGTGTTCACCGTATTGGTAGCGAGATTCACGACTCTATCTTGATTATGGATTATGTAACAGAGGGGACAATTGAAGAAAGAGTTTTACAAGTACTAGAGACAAAGTCAGATAACTTCGAACAAATTGTTCGGGATAAGGATCAACTGATGAAGTTGCTTCTTGATGATAAGGCAGGTTTGCTATGAGTGGAGTAGTTAGACTTTCTAACTCAGAATTACAGACATTTAAAGATTGTCGTCGACGTTGGTGGTTGACTTACTATCGACGATTGCAACCTAAATATAGAGATATGACAGGTGCTCTTGCATTCGGTAGTCGTATTCACGCAGCTTTAGATGATCATTATGCTAATGGAACTCCTTTGCTAGATGCTCATGCAACTTTAGTAGAAAAAGATAAACAACTACTTCTTTCAGAATTTTTAGATGTATCTAACCTTGAGGCAGAAGCTGAGATGGGGCGCATCATGCTAGAAGGTTATGAAGAGTGGGTTGAAGAAAATGGAATTGACGCTGAATTAGAAATGATTTCTACAGAAGAAACTATTATTGCTCCTCTATTTAATGGTGAAGTTGAGCTTCAAGGAAAGCTTGATATGCGTGTTCGTCGTAAAGCAGACGGTGTGCGTATGTTTCGTGACTTTAAAACCGTTGGTGGGTCTCTAAGCGATTTTGCAAACCTTGCGCCAATGAACGAACAGGTTATGACATACATGCTTCTTGAATCTACTAAGCGTGATGAGTCTGAGCGTTCAGACGGTGGTATTTTTACAATGCTAAAGAAAGTAAAAAGAACAGCGAACGCTAGACCCCCATTTTACGATCAAGTAGAAATTAGACATAATATCTTTACAATGCGTTCTTTCTGGAATAGAATCCACGGAACAATTTCAGACTTGATGAATGTGCGTCATGCATTAGATAAAGGATCTGATCCTTCATATGTTGCATATCCGCACCCAACTCGAGACTGTAAATGGAAATGCCAGTTTTTCACTATCTGTCCATTGTTTGACGACGGAAGCGCCGCTGAACAAGCAATTAGTGAAATGTATGAGGAATCAGATCCTTATGCGTACTATAACGATGAGAAAAAAGGAAGCGAGTGACCATGGGCGAAATTCAACGCTCTCTTACGGTTATGGTCTATGGAGAGTCAAAAGTTGGTAAATCAACTTTTGCTGTTACAGCACCATACCCACGTTTAATGCTTGATGTCGAAGGTGGGCACCGATTCCTACCTATCGTTGTTAAGTATTGGGATCCACTCCGTGAGGAGCCACCAATTGCTGACGGTACTTGGGATACTGTTGTAGTTACTGTTCGTGATTACGACACTGTTATCAAGACATATCAGTGGTTACAACTTGGTAAGCATCACTTTAAGAGCTTGATCATTGACTCAATCTCTGAGTTGCAAGTCAAGTGTATGGATAGCATTGCAGGTAATGAACAGATGAAGATGCAGCAGTGGGGCGAACTACTTCGCCACATGGGCGGACTTCTTCGTGATCTTCGTGACTTAACAATGCATCCAACAAATCCTCTTGAGGCAGTAGTACTAACTGCTATGTCAAGAACAAGTCAGGACGGAAGACGCCGTCCATATCTACAAGGACAGTTGGCTATCCAAGCGCCATATTTTTATGACATTCTTGGGGCAGTCAACGTTGAAACAGTTCCTAACCCAGATCCACTTCAGCCTCCATACAAAGTACGTCGTATGTATGTTGAACGCACTGCAGAGTATGAAGCTGGAGAGCGTGTACAAGGTCGTCTAGGTTCCATTGTTGAGCAAGAAAATCTTTCAATTGAAAGAATGCTTGACATTATTTTTGGCCCAAAACAAGAAGCACAATCTACTAAAAAGAAAGAGGTAACTGAGTGAGTTCAAGAAATTGGTCTGATCTCATCAAGGACGCTGGAGAAGCAGGTAACTACGATCCGCTACCAGACGGTGACTACGATCTAGTAGTTACAGAAGCAACAGCAACAACATCACAGTCTGGAAAGACTATGTTCAAAGTAAAGGCACAGGTTGAGGGCGGAGCCCACAACAAGCGTCTTGTTTGGGATAATCTAGTTGTATCTCCAGACTCACCAGCAGCACTTGGAATTCTTTTTAAGAAGTTCCATGCAATGGGTATTGGTCGTAACTACTTCGACTCAAACCCTACAAATGCACAGATTGAAGCAGCTCTCTTGGGTCGCAAGTTCCGTGCACAAATTGGAAGTCGTCTTTATAACGGTTCTAAAAAGAACGAAATTAAAAACTACTACCCAAGCGCACAAACAATTGCTGCTATGCAAGGTGGAGAGGCTCCTGCTGCTCCAGCAGCAGCAGCTCCTGCTCCTGCTCCTGCTCCAGCGCCAGCTCCTGCTCCAGCGCCTTCAGCAGCTCCAGCATCACCGTTTTAATCCGTTTACTAGAATGCCACCCAACAAATACTGTTGGGTGGCAATCTGGTAGAAAAAGAAAGATAAAATGAAAATACTTTTAACAGGATGTACAGCACCTCAGTCTTCAAAAAAGACCAATGAGAGGTTTCCAAGTTTTGTTTCCCTGTTTAAAAATTCTCTAGAGCAACTGGGGCATGAAGTTCATTTAGAAAGACCTAACTTTTACTACTCTACTCAAGATCTAGATATGTATGATTTAATTTATGTAGGTTTAGTGTCTCCATCAAGTTTTCAAGCTAATTATGTTTATGGTGCTTTTTCTGTTGCTAGCAAAGCAAAAGACCTTGGAAAGCTTAGATTTATTTTAGATAATCCAGATATTCAAAAACTTAGGTCTACTGTTGGTAATTTTTATAATAATACAGATGATTTTTTTAAGCCTTTATATGAAAGACGTCCTTGGTATGTTGAAGCTATGTCACAAACCAACAAAGAAGAAATTATTAATTTTTGTGGATATTTATTTGATGAGCAGTGGCCTACTACTGTTGTACCGAGTATGCCTTGGTTTTCTAAAGAGACTGTTTCTTCAGTAATACCTAATCTTTCTGAAGACTCTATTATTCCTATTTGCTACGATAGTTTTATTTTAGATTCAAGCTTAGACTCAGTAGATCCCGTTGCTGGGGAGTATTGGGTAGCCGATTCATATAAAAGTGCTTGGACAAGAAAAATAGTACATAATTTAACTATTGCTGCTATTCCAGTAAGACAAGGTAATTATGAAGATCTTGCAACTGTTATGTCTAGAATGCGTAACTCTGTAGGTACTTTAGTAAGTACTCATAAAAATAATCAGCCGTGGTGGTCAATTTCTATTTCACAATCACTATCTGTGGGAGTTCCCGTGGTAACTGATTGGAGATATACATCAAATTTGGGGGCAGAATGGGCGTATTTACCTTCGACAATAGAGGAAATGAGTCCAATAGAGAGGCTGGAAACAGCACAGGTGCAAAAAGATTTCTACAGAGAATCTATACCTACACAGGTAGAGGCTTTGGAGAAGACGGAACTAGCTCTGGACAAATACAGCCAGCTTCTAGTACGATAAGAAATACTGTCAGAAAGGACAGAAAGATGCCAGAAGTAAATATGCCTTGGGTCAAGGAGCAACTGACCAGCAATAAAACAAAACGTATTGTTGGGGATTCTGTGCTTGTCCTTCTTGAAACATGGGACAATTTAAAAAGCACTGATCCAGACCCAACAAAGCATGAGCAAAACTTAAGTAAGATTGTTGAAATATTTAGCAAACTTGCTTTAGGCCATGTCATTGTTAAGGAAAAATCAAATGAAGTTTGGGCTCCAGCTCAACCAGGAAACATTCAGGTTGCAAATGAAGTCCGTGTAAAGTGGAATGCTTTTGATGGTGAAAATGGCAAAATCCACAATGGTCGTCGTGGAAAAGTAGTAAGTATTCGATACGGCGATATTATTGTAAAAACAAACGATGGAAAAGAACCAGTGCTAGATGGGTTTCACTACACCCCTCAGCAATTAGAGATAAGGATCTCATAATGAGAACTATTGAATATAAAATGAGAACTATTGGCACAGACTATCTAGAAATTGTAGAAAAGGCAGAAAAAAAGATTTCTGCATTTTTTAATATTCCTCTAGAGGAAATTGCTAACAAAGTTCATATGGAAGTTGTTATTTTTGAAACTTCTGATGACGGTGTAGGTAAACCAATTCACTCTGCTGAAGTTTTTGCAAAACTAAAGAGCTAAAATGACAGATCCAACTACTAGCTCTGAAGCTCCTAAAGTGGATACTCCATATCGTGTAGAAGCTTTACGAGAAGCTGCAAGGATTATTTCTGGTGAAAGAAATGTACAGTATGGTGGACCAGAGGAAAATTTTACTCGAACAGCTAAAATTTGGTCTGTCATTCTTGGGACTGAGATTACTAATGAGCAGGTAGCCATGATGATGGTTGGGCTCAAAGTTGCTAGATTTGCTAATAACTCTGGGTTCCAACCTGATACATGGATTGATATTGCTGGATATGCTGGATGTGGTTACGAAGTAGGTAAAATTGATTCAGAGAAGTAGGGGGTTATAGCAATATGACCCTCTACATACTGCCGTAAACTATCTATATGGCAGCAGAACCAGTTATAACCCCCATGGCAGTGTGTGAGTCTTGCTACCTAGAAACTCACACAAAGTGGGAACCAGAAAGTATGGATGCTAAAGGAAAAATTCTTATGCGTCTTACAGGGATAGATGTACCAGAAAAAGTAAATAATGGAAATGTTGAAGTTTGCGTTGTATGTGGTGGTTTAACCGTTGCTGGTATTTTTGAATTGAAGTTAACAAGCGAAGTTTATTTTTTTGAAAACCAAGACTTTTCAAGCCTAGAAGTAGAAATAGATAGCGAAGAAGATTAGGGAGAACCTATGAAAGACCAGAGGCCGGGTGAAGAACTTTGGGAGTTCTGGGATGGAGAAGGTTACGATCCAAAAATAGATTTTTCTACCATCTATTACACCATTGACCATGTAGATTTTGAAAATGATTTAGTTAGACGGGCTCTAGCTTCGGCTCTACAGAGAGACGGGGTAGCTATTTCTTTAAGTGAAGGTTTTAATTTAATTGATAAATCAATCCCCTACACGGGGTGGCTTGGGTATGTAGATGAGTCCCTTTACACCTGTGATGACTCTGGAGAGACAGAGTACGGTGATCTAGTAGAAAAGGTCTTTCCTGCAACTTGGATAGAAGTATAGTTATATAGTCGAGCGCTTCTATAGTATATAGTCTACTATAGTTGCATGTGGAAACCTGCGGATAACTTAAGCTGGCAAGCTGATGCCACTTGCGCCGATCCTAAAAATAAAGAGACAGTAGATTGGTTTTTTTCTAAAGACTTTTCTGAAAAATATTCAGCAAAGAATATGTGTTTTACCTGCCCTGTACGCTCACAATGCCTCCAATGGGCTCTAGAGCACCGTCAGATCTGGGGTATATGGGGCGGAAAAGACGAAGTTGACATTCGTAGAACTCTTTCTGTATCTTACAATGGTGAAGAGACAAAAAGAAGAAGAGCACCTAATTGTCCATATTGTACTGCTCGTCCTTCTAAGCTTAACGTTTCTATCGAGCAGCTTCCTAGCGGTGGTAGATGGACTACTGCAAAAGTAGTTACATGTTCTGAGTGTGGCTTTGCTTGGCGTAGTCGTACTAGTGCCAACGCAGTTGAAGCTTATAAATTAGAAAAACTTGAAAAAGCAAATAAACCAAAGAAACAGAGGAAAAATGCAAAGAAAGCGCCCACAGTTCAGCTCGCTGAGTGAAGCTACAAGTATTAGAGAGATTTTTTCTGAAAATCAAATAAAATATTCGGGTGCTCTAACTTTAGCTCAAGAAATTTTAAGAGAGACTTCTTTTCTATCTTCTTCAGATAGAGAGCTTATTGCTGCTTATGTTTCTAAATTAAATAATTGCGATTATTGCTGTGGTTCTCACACGGTATTTGCAAAATCTGTAGGTACAACTGATGAAGATTTACAGTGTGTTATTGCTGATCAGTCGTGTGATGGTCATCGCCTAGAACCAATACTTTTATATGTTAAAAAACTTACTTTAAGCCCTAGCTCTGTGTCTCAAGAAGATTTAGATCTAGTTCTTTCTTCTGGTTTTACCGAAGATGAGTTAAAAGATGCAATTTCTGTTTGCGCTATTTTTAATTTTTTTAATAGAATTGTAGAAGGACACGGTTTAGATAAAAACAAGCATACTTGGGATATGGCTTCAGAAATGATTAAAACTCATGGGTATGATCGAAGATACTAAAAGTATTTTCATCAAACTCTGCTGAGTTGTAGTGTCTGACTAAATCTTCGTATATAAATTTTCCTTCATTATAAGAATTAGAAGTAATAAGCTCTTCTTTTGCCACCTCTGGTTTTAAAATACCTAATCCAGCTAAAATCCAATTCCAAAGTTGAGGAGAAACTCCTCCCCAATAACTTTTAAACATTGTATCTTGATATTGCAAAGAAGTTGGGACTTTATATTCACAGCGGGAAACTACCTCTTTAACATAGTCGGTAATGGTAGATCCTTCATTAATATATCTCCAAAAAGGAGTATCTTTTCTTCCACCCTGATAATGAAGAACAATAAACTCTTTATAGCTTTCATACACATCTGCAACCTGTCTGTTGTATGAATTTATATTATCTTTTGTTACTGTCTTATCTTTATCTTTATTTAAAAACTCTAAACTAAAACTAAGCATTTGAACAGCGGTAGAGTGAATAGATGTAGCTTCTAAAGGTTCTAAAAATGCACCAGCAAGACCTGTAGCTATACAATTATTTTTCCACAATACTTCACATCTTCCAGCTTCAAATTTAATATGTCTAATAGGGGTAATCTTGTATCCAAGGACTTGTTCTACTTCTGCTTGAGCTTGCTCTGGGGTTATAAAGTTATCATCGTAGACATACCCACAACCCATTCGGGTAGATAAAGGAATTTTCCACATCCAACCAGAAGACATTGCCTGAGCAATGGTAGCTGGAATTACATCTTTTTTCTGATCTTCATTTTTATAGTCTAAAAGAAAAGGCATGGCACTATTTACAGGCAAATTTTCTTTATATGACTTCCACTGAACATCTAATTTTTTCATAAGAACTCTAGCAAAACCAGTGCAGTCAATAAAAAACTCTCCTTCTAAGACTGCCCCACTATCTAAAAGTAAACTTTCAATATCTTCATTTTCAGATATATTCACATCTTTAATGACAGCATCTACGGATCTTATATTTTTTCTATCTTTTAATTCTTCTTTAAAAAATTTACCTACTTTAAAAGCATCAAAATGAAATCCAAAGTTAGTTTTTGGTAATTTATTCTTTTCAATAACCTGACCTATTTGCGAAGACAAATAGACTTTATCGTTTCCAAGCTCAGATAGTACATAATTAAATACTGGATCTGGCATATATTTTGCACCAACGCTGGTATCAAGTGGAGCAAAGTATGATGAATTTTCATCTTTACCCCAATTAATATGTTTAATACCAAACTTATATGTGGCATCTGTAGCTTTCATAAATCTTTCTAAAATAGAATAATCTGCTCTATTAAAGTAGATTCCTGTAAGTACATCAATAAGAAGTCCTGTAGACCCCTCACCTGCACCTACAATACCAATTGCAGAAGACTCTACAACGGTAATATCGTGAACACCTGGCTGTGCATCTTCAATAATAAATGCAGATATCCAACCAGCGGTTCCTCCACCACAGATTACAATATTCACTCTTGCTCGTCCTCTTTTTGTTTAATACCTACTGCTTGAATACAAAAAGCAAGGTTCATCTTTAATCTTTCATCTGTATTATCTATATCTACTGCATTCTGTGCATGTCTTGCAGCTTCTTCATACATTCCAAGGTTATAACATGCAATAGATGCGTAATCATGTGGTGCTGCACCCCAAGCCTCTGCTTCACAAAGGTACTCAAGAGGTTTTTCAACAATATTTAAAGCTTCTTTGGCGCAGTCTAAAGAGTTAACCCAGTCTTGTCGTTCATAATACATTTTTGCCAAATCAACCCAAGGTTCTCTGCGACCCGGAGCTTGAACAATTGCTTTACGCAACCACTCTTCTGCTTCTTGTGGAAGTGATTTAGCAATAAATCTCATAGATGCTGCACGCTCTGGTGCCCAATGAGCTGTAGGAAGTTCTAAGTGACGCTTTAGTTCTTTAGCTGCCGCTTCATTTTGACCGTAGAAGAAAAGCTCACGTCCATAATAAAAAGCATTGCGATCATTATATGGATCTTCTTGTACTGAAAGTGCAAGAAGAGGCAAGTATTGAGAACGAGACTTAGTAGGATCTGGATGATGATGTGTTTCTAAACCTTCAACCCATTCTTGCTTTTCTTCCATTCCATAAACATATAAACACTCATGTACTGGGTGGCGCCAACGATACCCCTTACGAGCATGAATATGGTCATAACTAAACTCTAATCCTGGAGTTCCATCTTCATTCCAAGACCAGATATGCTTATATCGAGGACGAGTAACTCCACGCTCAAATGCTGGCTCAAGAAGTTCTCTCCAATTAGGAGTAATAACTTCATCCATATCTAAAGAAACACACATATCAATATCGATAGGAATTGCAGCAAGTGCTGCATTTCTTGCATCGTCAAATCTCCAAGGAGAGACTCGAACATCTACAACATTGATCCCAAGCTCACGAGCACGCTCTACAGTTCCGTCTGTAGATCCTGTATCGGCAATAAGAAGATAGTCAGCTCCTTTTGCAGCATCAAACCATTTATCAACAAATTGACGCTCGTTAAGTGCAATTGTGTAGATAGCTGTTTTCATTTATCCCTCTTCTTTATCTCTAGTTTGTATTATGTAGTTAAAAAATGTTTTACAAGAAATGTTGCTGCAAGAATACTCCACAAAATATTAAACCATATAATAGTTGGCAAAGTTTTAATAGTTGCTGACCAAATAAGTAAAACGCTTGTAATTAATGCAAAGATATATAGCCACCATATAGAAATTCCAAAAAGTAAGCCAGGAATAATAATTAGAGCTTTTGCTGTAAAAGCAAGGAACTCTACGGTGTTGGGTACATTCCAATATTCTTTGGTCCCCATAGTTTTTAAAGCTTTAACCCATTGAAAATGCTTTTTCACACTTCCATCAAATACTTCTGCATTAGTAAAAAAATTTGGATCTTTATATTGTTTTGACATTTTTATCCTACTTTCTTGAACCATCGTTGATACCCTCTGTGGATTTCTACAACTCTATCACCATATATGTTGCTAAAGGCATCGATTGCCATTTTAGGTTCTTTTCTAACCCCCATGCCAGCCGACCACTCGTAATCATCAAACGCTATAATTCCATCAACTTCTAAACATTCATATGCCGATATAGCATCTTTAATTACTCCGTATGCGGTGTGGTCTCCATCTACATAAATAAAGTCAAACTTTTCAGTATTAGATTTAAAAAACTCATCACTAGTTCCTTTAAACTTAACAATCTTTTTATCTTTTAATCCTTCTGCAACTTTTTCATTATATAAAGACTCTACAGTTTTCCAGTTCATTTGACGGTGAACAGGCTCATCTGAGCCTTCCCATGTATCAATATCTACAAGAAGGGAGTTTGAATCTTTGATTAGATTTTCATATATCCATAAAGAGGCATCTCCTGTGTAAGCACCAATTTGTAAATACTTAGTTGGCTTACCGGGGACATAATTTTTTAAAAGAAACGTATCAAAGTTTGTCTGTCCATCATTTTTAAACCAGTTAACGTAGTCATCAGTCACTTTATCTCTTCTTTCTTTTAAATAGTTATCCTGAAATTGTATATCTTTTCTGGCCCTTCATAGGCATATTGACTATGTTTGGATTCCCTCCCTGAATACTTACAGAGCTTGTATAGTCATTGCTTAGACCAGTAGTGTATAGGATAGATTGAGAATTTGCTACTATCCAATTTTTTACTTGTTTTGGGCTCCAATCTGGATGTGCTTGTTTCAATAAAGCACATATACCAGCTACTTGTGGAGATGCCATAGATGTACCTGAGAGTAGTGCTTGTTTATATGAACTATTTAAGTAATAAGCAAAATTAGCTCCATATGAATTTGTAGTACTTATAGCGCTTATAACTCTTTCTCCAGCTGCATATACATCTACTCCTGGACCACAAACACTAAAACCACTTCTTGCCTCAGTTGTTGAAACAAAAGTAAGGCCAGTTGATCCAACATCTAAACCATCTCCTCCACCACAGTTAGGAGATGATCCTCTATGATAGTACACAACGCCAGCTGATGTTGATATATAGTTATTATAATCTAATCCTCCAGAAATATCAGACTTCATTCCAGTATTACCAGCTGCGTTACATACTATAACTCCAGCTCCAATTAATGTACTTATAGTTGAATCTACAGAAGGAACATTATATTCAAAACAATACATATTTACTGAAGACAAACTCCCGGTGTGACCCTTAGCGGTATCTTTAGTAGTTCCAGACCATGTAGATCCTCTATAAGAGCCACCAGTTATTGCATAATTAGTTACTTGGTCAAATGTCATGGCATTTGCAGCTGTATTCCAATAAATAACATATCCCCAACTATTATTTACAATAGTTGGTCTTCCATTTGTCTTTGCTAGATGCCACCCTAGTAGACAGTCAAGAGCATTAGATGTACTTAGTCCTCCGTTTGGATCTGATGCTCCTTTAAGTCCATCAAGTTTAATAGAGTATATATCTGCATTTTTTGCCCAGCCAAATGTTTTTCCAGCTGCGGTTGCAGCAACGTGAGTCCCGTGTCCATCATAATCTGTATAGTGAGCTGTCGGCATAGTCCCCGTTACACCACTGGCTGTAAACCAATTTATCTGCTTAACTCTACTTACTCCATTGGCATCTTGAAACTCTGGATGATCTGCTTGAATACCGCTATCAATAATAACTACATCTACCCCAGTGCCATCTAAAACATAGTCGTATGTTCCACTAGGATAAGCCGTACTTGTTCCAAAAACATTAGTTGCAGATATATGACGAAGTAGTCCCCAGTTTTGTTTTTCTCCAGAGGCAACAGTTGTTTTATCAAAAGTGCCACTTTGAAAAGCAAATTTAGTAGGAATTAAATTTTCTACATTTTCTATATGCTGTACTCGTGGATCTTCTTTTAATTTTTTTGCTTCTTCTTCTGAAAGTAGATATACAGTATTTCTAGGATTTATTGCTCTTTCATCTGCTACTTCTACAACTCTATCTGGAATTGTCTCTACAGTTGAAGAACTACTTAGTAAATCATCCCAGAGGGAGTTTGTATCTTCTATACCCTCTGTAGTTATCGTATAAGGATATAAAATATCCACTACGAAATAACCGCTCTATCCGTAACTCTACGCCAACTAGTTCCATCATAAAATACTGGTACAGATCCACCCGACTCATTTGTGCAGAAAGCAGAAGAACCAACGCTAGCAACAATAGCTTGTAATTGAGCAACTGTTCTATTGTAAAATTTCATAGGTTTGGTATTAATAATTTCAGTTACAGGATCTAAAGTAATTGTAGTTGGAGAAGTAATAGTATATGTTCCAGTTAATGTACTTGGCGCAGAAATTGTATTTGCTTCAATTGCAGTTACTTTTAATACTTGTGTAGTTGCATTGTATGTAATTCCAGAATTTGTTTTTCCACCGAGAGCACCTGTTGGACCGTCATATAAACCAACATAAGCACCAGCTCCTGTTGTACTAGCTACAGTAACTGTACCTGCACCAGTAGGGCCTTGTGGGCCAGTAGCTCCCACTGCACCCGTTGCACCCGTAGCTCCAGTCGGGCCAGTTACCGATGCACCAGTAGCACCAGTCACACCAATTGGTCCTGCATAAGACCATTGTTGATTTAAGTCATTCCAAATATAAAGAGTAGTTCCACCAACTATATAAGCATCTCCAATATTTCCATATGGAGTATCTCCTTGAAGAGCATTAAGAGTTAAGTAGTTTCCAAGAATTCTTACGCTATAGCCAAAAGGTCCTGTAGGTCCAGTTATACCTTGAATACCACGAGCTCCCGTAGGACCAGTAGGTCCAATCGGAGCAGCTGTTGCTACGGTATTAAATGTTAATCCTGTAAATAATCTAACAGTGTTATCTACACTGCTAACCCAAATATCTCCTACTTGAGGAGATCCCGGCTGATTAGCTTGATACAAAACATTTGTTCTACCAGCTTGATCGTAAGCTACACTTGCAGAAAAAGTAGCATTAGGATTATCTGAACGAACATATATTACATCTCCAACATTTAAAGCAAATCTAAAAGTTTCAAAAGACTGCCCAACACCAACTACTAAATTACTTACAATATAAGCTCTAGTAGATTCATTACCTACTTGATCCACTGGTTCAATATAAACAGAAGATGTCAAGCTAATTGCACCTTTATTAGTGATAATTACAGAGGCTATACCAGCTACATCTGAGGCAGCAATAGGGGTGTCAATATTGGCTACAGGTGCGGCAACACCTAATCTCTTTACTGGCACTTATTGTCTCCTCTATCTTCTAAGTTTACTATTATAGTCTAACTTATATATTTCTACTATGCAGCAGGGCTTCCATAGTAGCTAGGTCCAATTACATATGGAAATACTGGACCACCATCAGAATCTATTGTAGTAAAGTATGCGTATGTTCCAGAAGGATAATCTGGAGTGTAGCAATATCTTCCATTATATTGATCTAAATCACTAAGTGCGGCAGTATTAAGTGTAATACTTCCATACTGTGTTCCATGATTTGCACAGACATAGTAATAGTTACCTGGTGCAGCTCCTTCAGTGTTCCACACTAAAGCTCCTGATTCAGTTCCTTGTCCTGTTATATATCCAGTATTGACTTGATCTGCAGTTCCTTGAGTGGCTCTTGTTTTTAAATAAATTGCATGACCTGAAGAATTTACGTTAAAAGTAATAGTTGAGCCAAGAGTAGAGCTTACTGGAGGATTAGTTCCTAAATTTTCTGTGTAATCTACTCCACCTGTTTTCCACACTCTTGATAAAAATAGTGAAGTAAATGTGTCTGCCGTAAGATTATATGTTTGTTTTAAACTTTCTGTACCTGTATAAGCATAATCTTGAGTAAATAATCCCATAGGGTAAGTTACAAGGTTTGCAGCAGCGCCAGTTCTTGTATTAGATTTTTTTAATCCATAACCGCTTATCATTCTTTTTATACCGCTTAATGCATTAGTAGGATTTGCGTATCCATAAGGTCCATAAACTGGATACCCATCTTTAGATATTCCAAGAATTTTACTATGCCCATCTGCATGAAAAAGACCACTTTGTAAATATGGGATCAATGAAGACTCTGCTAGTCCTGTAGATCCAACTGTTAGTCCGGGAGTATTTCCTACTCCAGAAATCCATGATTTAAAAAAAGATCCATCATGGTAGTGATATTGATTTGGAGGAGCAGCATGGCCTCCAGCTATATCTTCTCCAAACGAGTATCCGTAATCTTCTCCGTTTTCAAAAGAAGCATTATAATTCCATGAAGCGCCTGGAGAAGTATATCCAGAAGGGGTTCCACTAGCAGCGCTATAGTTAAACATAGCAACTCCGTTTAACCATAATCCAATTAATCCGTTACCTACAGCTACTTTTGGTGTTGCAGCTACGTTAGTCCCACCTCGCCAAGTCCAAGTCCCGATGAGATTAGTTGCTGCTGGAGTATTAGCTGCAGATGGATTTCCATATGAGTGATAGGGAAGTCCTGTTACTGAATAAGAAAGACTGACACCACTTAATGAATAAATATTTGCTATATCTACTGTTCTAGTAGTAGTTCCACCTAGTTGAGATCTGGTTGCAGAAGAGGTAATATTTGTAAAAGAAAATGGAAAATTTCCAAAGATTCTTTTACTTGCTGTATTAGCAAGACTACGCCCAGCGGTTGATCCGATTCTAGGCATAGTTTAACCGTATGAGCTTAGGCTGCCAAGAACTGTCCATGCAGCACCTGTACGAATAAGAGTAAAGCTAATAATATCTTTCTTATTAGCATTTCCTGACGGTGCCGAAGTTCCTAGCCAGTTAATTGTTTGAGAAACTCCTGCAATCTGAACTGCAGAAGGAATATACGCAGTAGCTCCCTGAGATAGAACTAATGTAACAACTAAAGCTCTATTGTCTGTAGTAGGTACGTTTGTAAAGTTTGCAGTAAAACCAGCAGCAATAGAAGAATGATAAAAAATTCCACCTGAAGAAAAGTCATGCACAACTACACCCGTAGCTCCAGTTTTTGTAGTTAAAACTTCAGAAGCTTGCTGAGATGTAAATAAACCTTGAACAGTGAGATCAGAACTAAATGTAGAAGCACTTGCAATAGTTCCACCAGTCCACGCTGGCCCTGTCGGACCTGTAACGCTTGGTCCTGTGGCTCCTGTCGGTCCTGTAACGGTACTTGCCGCACCAGTTGCGCCAGTAGGTCCTGTAACGCTTGGTCCAGTAGCACCAGTAGGGCCAGTAGGTCCTCCGCTAGGTCCTGTAGGTCCAGTACTACCTGTTGGTCCTGTTGGTCCTCCGCTAGGCCCAGTAGGTCCTGTAGGCCCAAGGTTAGAAACAGAAATAGATCCAGCCATTGAAGGATGGAATTGACATACATAATAAAGTTGAGGTGCATCGTAAGGAACATCAAAAATAATAGTTCCGCTTTGTGCTCCACCATTTGTTACACCAGTGCTATAAATATTTCCTGCGCTATATGCACCTGCAACTGTTTGAATCCAAAAAGGATGTCCAGTGGCATTTACGTTAATTACATATCTGTGACCACGAATAAAAGATAAAGTTGGATTACTTGCACCATTTATAGTATAAGAACCAGTGCCAGCGTTAGTTACGGTTAATGTAATTCCACCGCTAGACCCCGTTGGTCCAGTAGCACCAGTAGCACCAGCAGCACCAGTCGGCCCCCCACTTGGTCCTGTAGCACCCGTAGGACCAGTCGATCCTTGTGCACCAGTAGGTCCTCCGCTAGGACCAGTAGGTCCTACGTTTCCATCAATAGTAAATGTCCATGCAGTAAATGTTCCACTGCCACCAAATGTATCAACTGTAACAATTACGTTTGGTGATGTAGAAGTTATAACACCAGCCATATAGTTTCCTGGAACACCCGTATTAGTAATACGAACACGAGTTCCTACAGAATATGCTCCAACACTAGAAACTGTAAATGTTTTTGTTCCAGCTCCAATTACTACTGATGAAACAGAAGTAACTCCACTATAACCAGCTCCTGTCGGTCCTTGAGCTCCTACTGCACCAGTCGCACCCGTTGAACCTGTTGCACCAGTAGGTCCCGCTGGGCCTACTGCTCCAGTTGGTCCACCGCTAGGACCAGTCGGTCCAGTTGCTCCAGCTGGCCCAGTTGGACCTCCACTTGGTCCAGTTGGACCAGTAGGTCCTGTTGAACCGTTTGTTCCATTAGCACCAGCTGGTCCAGTCGGCCCAGTAACAATGGGTGCTGCTGCCCCAGTGGGACCAGTTGGTCCACCTGATGGACCAGTAGCTCCTGTAGGTCCAGTTGGACCAGTAACACCTGTACCAGTACCAGTTGTACCAGTTCCAACACTTTCCCAAGCAGCAGCTGTTTTTACTTCTAGCTTAGATGTTTCTGTATTAAATCTTACATATCCTACTTCTGCAGTAGATCTTCTTTCAGCAGTAGTTCCTTTGTCAAGGTAAATAGTGTTATATAAACCTCTAATTTCTTTATTTGTAAAACTTTGAGCAAGGTTTTCTGGTTGAGCAGCATCTTCTTGTGGAACACCATTACATGAAAATGAGGTGTTATCAGTAGTAGATCTAACATAAAGAGTATCACCAGGATTTGCAGCAAATCTAAATGTTTCAAAAGAGCTACCTACTGGAAGAATTACGTTAAATGCAATATAAGCATACTGAGCAGTAATTGTTGCTCCAGAAGGAACAATCCAAATACTAATCTTTGTAACTGGTGTAGCTACAACAGATTTATTAGCTGCTGTTACTGATATTAAGTATGCATCAACAAAGGTAGAGAGGATAGACTCCTGCTGAGCATTAGGATTAACAATTCCAAGTCTTGTGATTGGCATTGCGCCTCCTTATGCCTGAGCTTCAGCCCATGAGATCTTAGCTGACGAAATTGTCGAAGTTCCTGTAAGCCGTGATACTGCTACAGTCATAATATCAGGTCCATCTGGGTAAATGCTATCTCCACCTAGAATAGAGTTTGAAAGCTCAAACAGGGTTGAGATATCTACAGTCGTTGTAGCTTCCTGACCTTGGTTACCAGCTGCACGGAAGTTATAGATCTGAACTCCACCAGATACGGTATCTGCAGAAGTATGTTGAACAATCTGAGTAAGTGAAGGAGAATCTACTCCTTGGAAGTTAAGGTTGTTAAGACGAGCGTTCAAAAGAAGCTTAACATCAACCAACTGTGTTGTAGAGACGCCAACTTCTTTCATACGAAGTTGCATTCGATTAATAATATCTCGATCTCCAAGTTTACCTGTCAAACCAGAAGATACTGATGGTGAAAGTCTGATAGAAAGTAGAGGCTGATAGTTAGGTCCAGATGTATTATTAAGTGCACCATTTGGATATAGGAAATATGTGTACTGATTATTTCCAATAGTAGTAATATCTAGAGCTTGCCATACCTTTGCTGTTGTTTGAGGCGTAGAAGTTACAGAGGCTGTTACTGTTACAGGTACTGTAAATGTTGTTCCATTTGTAACTGAACATGCTCCATAAGCACTAGTAAATCCAAATCCTGTAAGCCCAGTAACTTTGACTAAATCTCCACTAGTAAGGTTATGTGCTGCTGAAGTAACCACAGTAAGGGTTGTAGTTGCTTGAGATGCTGAAGATACAGCTACACCAGTAACAGATCCAACACCTATTTCTGGGCCAAATAATGCAATTGTATTGGTTGTTGGAGCATAGCAGGTATAAATACTTGAATTAGTAAGATTTGCTTGAGTATTGTAAGCACTTCTTCCAGTTCCAGTAGTATCTAATGCTTGGTTCTGAAGATTAGATCCACGGTTACCTGTAGTTGCAATACTTACATACTGAAGAAGATCTCCAGTATTAAATCCATGAGAAGAAATTGTTAGTAAGTTTGTAGTTGTATTTACAGCAGATGCAGAGAATGTTTTAGCTGTTGTTCCTGGAATAGGAAGAGCTTGGCTAGAACCTGTAAAGAGGTAGGCATTATCATCATCAAAACGTCCGTCCATCATCACTGAGGTACCCCAGTGGAAGAGGAATGGAATATATGTTGGGTTGCTATAGGTAACTACTTCATAACGTGCTGGTAAGTTACCTGAGCGGAAATATGACTCAAACATATGGTTGTTGTGGACATACTCATGGACATACTGAACTTGTCCTTCTGTAGTCTTGAAACCAAAACGAATCTTACCTGCACCGTACCAAGAATAGTCAATGTAAGCCATCTGAATGCGGCTAAGATCTAAGTTATATCCTGTAACTCCAGAACCATCGCAAACATCAATATTCCAAGACTCTTGAGGAATCTTGGTATCTACAGTCTTAGTTACAATAATACCTGACTTAGCTGGGGTAAATGAGTGTGCAGTAGTTGTACCTGTACTTGAAAGATCTACGTTACCTGATGATGTTGGAGAAGCTTTTAGTTTAAATGTATTATTTGTTAAAAGATCTACATAATATGTACGACCATTTACAAGACCGCCAATAGGCTCACCATCAATAGAGTTATATGTTACAGGAATTAAATTACTAAAACCGTGTCCATAGATAGTAATTACATCTGTAGATATACTAACTGCTGTTTGAGGGTTAAACTCTTTTTCAATTCCTGAAGAACCCTTATATTCTGGGCGAACAGCCATACGAGTATTACTTGTAATTTCTGTTACTCGATAGCTTTGTCCACGCATAACAACATAATCACCTACTACTAGCTGAGCGGCAAAAGATGTTCCAGTTCCAAAAATAAGTTCCGATCCTTGCAGCGCAGAAGCTGTTCCAGCAATTTGCTGAGTTGAACTACGACGACATGCATAAATTTTATTTCCATCAAACTCATAGAACATACCGTTTTGAAAATCAAACATGCCTGAACGAACTGCACCATTTGACCACTCACGAACAAAGAATTGAGGGAATCCATAAGCTCTATCTTCTGTAATAGGAACTCCTGGACTAAATCTAAATGTAACTAAATCTACAACGGTGACTTGAAATACACCGTTATATACTAAACTTTGATTACCATATGAGTCTTGTGCTTCACTGATTTTAATAAATAAACCAGAAACAAGGCCGTGTGGACGTCTAGTTTTTGCTTCAACTGTTGTAGTAGTAAATTTAGTTAAAATTTCAATGTCAATAGATGGTTTGAAGTTGATACCACAAGAAGTCTGAATACCTTTACCTGACTGATAGCGGAAGTACTTACGAGTCTGACGAACAATTTGACCCCAAGAAGTTCCAGAACCAACAGACATTTCAACACCACCGTCAAATGGACGGTGCAATGAGTAGCCTTGTGGTCGTACATATACGAATGTTGGATATGAGTATGAAACTGAGGTATATGTATTTGCATAAGGACGATCAATAGTGATCTGAGTATCGCTACCAATGGCTGTAATACGACGAATAATTGGAGAGGTAGGTACTGTATTTACTAAGGTAAATGCTGAACCTGTACCTGTTGTTGTAAAGTCTAATGGGTTTGTATTTGTAGTTGCATTCGATGCAGAGTTATGAAGTGTAATTTCAGTACTTGAAACTGCACGAACAAAATAGTAGTATCCATCAACTGCTGGAGCTGGTGGAACTCCACCACCTGCAGAAAACTTAACAGTATCTCCTGTGGCAAATGTATGAGCTTTTGTAATACGATTAGTTGTTGTATTTACATCTCCTGCAGCAAATGTAATAGATTTAGTTGTATTAGGCGGAAATAGTCTAAATCTATCTCCTACTTTAAGAATTTTAGAAAATGATGTACCTACGCCAGTTACGATTGTAGATCCAGAATTGGCAGTTACAGAGCCAGATCCAGTCACGTTACCGTTAATTTGAGATGTTGTAAATGTATGTGCAACACCAGAGCCAAAGTCATCAACGTTAACTACAATACCAGCTGCAGCATTAGCAGCTGATGTAGATAGACGGATATAGTCTCTATTCTTAGCTACAACATAATAATCTGTAGCTGTTGTAAGACCAGTGACTGCAGTACCAGATCCAGCTGAATAAGTAATCTTTGTTCCAGTCAAGAATCCGTGTGAAGGAATTAAGAATTGATTAGCAACAAGGTCAATAGATGCTCTAGGGTTAAATGTTTTAATAATTGCTGAAACAGTACCTTTAGCAGTAACTGTAAACTGAGTTGATGATGGGATAGTATCAATTGTATAGATACCATCTGGAGTCTTACTTAATGATGTTAATGTATGACGCCCAACTCCAGCAGGTGAAACTGTTAAATCTACTGCGGTTCCAGCTAAAGCATTATCTACGTTAGTTGCAAGCTTAAATTTATTTCCATCAATAAAAATTACATAATATGGTGTTGCAGTTGTAAGACCAGTAACTGCGGTTTGACCTTTTGTTTCATACTGAACAAGTTCGCCTTGTAAGAAACCGTGGTTAGGAATTGTAATAATATCATTTGCAAAATCAATTGCATTGATTGTAAGGGATTGTGTACCAGAACCTGCGCCAGTAATATTTGCAATAGTTGTTAAAGCTTGATCTGTTGCTAGTTGAATAATGCTATCATCAACTTTTTTAATATAGTAAAATCCATTATTTGTAAGTCCTGGTACGGTTGTAAATCCACCATTTTGATATTGAACATACATACCATTAATTAATCCATGGTTAGGAATATAAAGAGTATCTTCTAGTATATTAACTGTTAAGAAGATAAAGCTATGGCTTGTTCCAGTTCCTACAGATGTAAAGTCAATGTATCCTGGAGAAGTAAGAGATGTTTTTAATCTAATTTGGTTAGCATTTACCACAGTATGTACATAGTAGGTAACTTGATCGATAAGTGGAGAAATGCGAGTTCCTCCACCAACATCATACTTAAGAGGTTGATTTACTAAGAAACCGTGGTTAGGAATTGTTAGTGTATCTGTAGAAAGGTTGACAACAACACGATTAACTGAGGATGAGGTTGAAGTTTCTCTTGAAGATGGAAGTGTCAAGTTAATAGGAGATGTAAATACTGTAGTTGTTGATAATTGATATGTAAAGTCATTTATATACTTAACATAGTATGTGGATCCATTAGACAATCCTGTAGGAGGGGTGCCGTTAAAGTTTAATGTGATAGCTTCACCATCACTTAAGTTGTGAGCAGATGCACTATGAATTTGATCGTTTTGTGCATCTAAATTAATTGGAACAAATGCATGATATGAATTACCAGCTGATGCAATAGCAATTTTATTCGTTCCAGCACTAGCATCTGCTGCTGTTGGATAGACTTCGTTACCAGTTGTAAATGATGACACTAGTGTTACAGCTACTGAACCTTCACCTGTATTATATGCAGCTAAGTTTGTAATAGATACACCATTAAAACTTGAAGATAAATCGTAAAAACCATCAGAAGTTGCTACGTTAGTTGCATTAGCAAAAACATATGACCCGCCACCGCCACCAGTATGGTTTGCAGTTGTAGTACGAGCACCGCCACCACCAGAGTAACCGCCGCCACCAGCACCTTGGTTAAATGCTTGACCGTCTGCTTGGCCACCACCACCAAAACCTCCGTAGCCACCCACACGAGCGTTACTTCCAGCAGTAGTCATACCGTCTAGGAATGAACCACCACCAATTTCACCATTAGTACCGTTTGCTCCACGAGAATAGAATCCACCACCTGCAGCTGAATAACCACCTAAAGAACGACCACCGTAACCTGCAACACCACCTGCTGCAACACCACCTGTAGATACACCACCTAAACGTGTTGTTACACCATTTTTACCTATAGTTGCATTAGATTCAGAAGAACCACCACCTGCTACAAATAAAGGCTCATTTCCTGTTTTACGAACAACAAATGATCCTCCGCCTCCACCGCCGTATAAACCACCTGATACTGGAGCAGCTCCCTGCTGACCAACAATAATGGTAATAATTTCACCTTTAGTAAGTGTTGCACGACCTTTGATGCGTGCACCAAGACCAGTACCACCAGCACCAGCTCCGTCATAGCCAGATGCAGCAGAAACAACGAACTCATAGATACCAGATACTGGAACTGTCCAGTCTTGATATCCTTGATATGAACCTTGGTTTAAATATGTTGAAGTCCATGAGGTAGCGCCTGTATATGCAGCTCTTAATGCGGAAATAGAGGGTCCAGTAGCTCCAGTCACTCCACCAGTTGTAAATGTATGAGTATTAGATGCAAGAGTATAAAGAGACTGAGATCCAGCAAATTCTGAAATAGATACGTTCTTAAGGAAGTATGTATTTCCACTAGTAAGTCCAGTCATTGGAGTACCTGTTGTATAGTACTTAACTGCTTGGTTTGTTGCAGTAGATGCGTCAATATTTAGTTTATTTCCGTAAACAATAGGGTTATTAAACTTAATAGATCCACCAACAGACCCTGTTAAATCTACTGCTGTTCCACCAGCTGAAGCACTAAACTTAAGCTGTCTAGGATTTGTAGTAGTTACATAAAGAAGTGCTCCAGAGCTAACACCTGTAAGAGATCCCGCACCTGGTGTATAAATAAATGTAGTTCCATAAGTAAGAGCAGTAGGGATTACATCTGGAGCAGAGTTTTTATAAAAAATATAATCTTCATCTGTATTTACATTTACCTTAGCTAATGTGTGTGTTCCAGTAGCACCAGCGGCAATAATATTAATAGGCACTAGCTTCTCCTCATCATAACTAAGTTAATATTTTTCATAAATTTATAGGTAAGTAATTGTTACTTGGCCTTGTCCATACTTTTCTGCGCTGCCCTTTGAACCATTTCCAACATAGCCAGCAGAAGTATTAAAGTAAGAACCTCCTCCGCCACCGCAATATGACCATGGTCCAGCTGATCCTCCAGCCCAACCGCCGCCACCACCAGCGCCGTTAGTTCCTCCACCGCCGCCGCCGCCACCAAAGCCACCTTGTGCGTTAGGTCCACCGACTGCACCGCTAGTAAATGATTGACCGCCCCATGAGCCACCTCCGCCGCCGTAGAAACCGCCACCACCACCTGAAGTAGAGTAAGCCTGACCACCGCTACCTCCACCAGAACCACCCCAGTAAGAGCCCTGAGAATATTCTTGATCGATAGCGTCATAACCGCCGCCGTTTGGAGCATTGCCTCCGCCACCACCTGCTGCAACTAGTGGAGTATTATCTGATTTAGCAACAAATGATCCACCACCGCCACCGCCATCGTAATAATTACCATCACCTTCATAGGCAACAACAATCTTTAAAACATCATTAATTTGAAGTGCGTAATCACCTTGTGCTCTAGCACCGTAGCCACCACGACGACCCCAACCATAAGAGTGTCCACCCATTGCACCGTAAGCAACAATGCGATATGTACCTGTACGAGGAACTGTCCAATACTGATATCCATATGGTCCAGGCATATTTAAGTACTGAGAAGCCCAAGAAGGGTTACCAATATTGTTTCTCATAGTTGCGACGTCTGGGCCGTAACGAACTCCACCACCGCTGGATGAGAATGTAGCTGAAGTAAAGTCATATAGACGTGGAATTGGATTGAACTGAAATGTAACAAACTGCTGTGCTGTATTTCCTTGAGAATCAGAACATGTAATTGTAAGTGTTGCTTGTGAATAAGCAGCAGTAGGAGTTCCAGAGATGACACCTGTAGATGTATTGATAGAGAGTCCAGCTGGCAAAGTTCCAGAGGTGACAGCAAATGTATATGGAGCAGTCATTCCAATAACTGTTACAGTTGTTGGAGTAATAGCAGATCCAGCATTTGTACCAGTATTAGATTGATTTAAAGGTTGAAGTTCAGGTGCAGCTTGATTAATTTGAAAATTATGAGCATCATAAATTGTTGTAACAAAATAAAAATTCTTTTCTTGGTCAAAAGAAACTACTTGAACTCTTCCTCCAGATGGATAGTTATAACGAACCATGTCGTTTTTAACAAATCCATTATTTTTAATATGGATAATATCTTTATCTATAGATACACCAATTTGCTTAAATGTCTGAGTTCCGCTTCCACCAGAAATTGTAGAAATAGCAGATGATGTAGGAAGTGGCTTTAAGGTAAATGCATATGTATATGGCCCAGATCCGCCTGTAGAGAAGAAGGAGTCAATAAAGTAAGTAGTATTGTTGGTAAGTCCAGAAGCTGCTGCTCCATCTGTACTATAGAAAACCATAGAGCCTGAGTACAAAGCTAGAACTGTTGGAGATGAAACGTTAACAAGAGAGGCACTAAAACTTGTTACAGTTCCAGTTCCGCCTTGATCGTTTGCCCCATCAAATGTCTGAGCAGTATCGTTGACAATTGTAATAATAGTTTCTGTCAGTGGATTTTGGTTATTTCCAGCAAAAGTACGAGCTTGGTTAGCAAGCTGAAAAGTTCCAGTCATGGTTGCCGTAATATCAATTGCAGTTCCATTTGGAAATTCACTTACTTTAAATTGTGAAGTAGAAGTTCCAAGTGATGTTGTTTCTGAAATAAATACAACTCCTCTAGGAGTTGTACTAAAAAATCCAGAACTTGTTACTACGGAATAATAAAGAGGAGTTCCAATTAGTTTTCCAGAAAAGTTTTCAGTTCCATGAGATACTGTAATAACATCTGTTGCAGTATTTACTGCTGTAATAGTGCTAGTTACACCAGCTGCAACTGCGCTGTTTGACCAGTCAATATTAAAGCTTGAAAGTGTATTAGATCCATCAAAAGTTTGAGCTACTGCAGAGTTAGATGCGTCAAAAGATTTAGTTTCTGTATTTGCTGCTGCAAACTCTTGAGAAATAGTTGAGTTAATATTTAAGAAATAGAATGGTGTATATAAACCAAATCCATGTGTAGATTCTGTAGTTACAGTAAGAGTAGAAAGCGCCGATCCATTTGTAACGATACCTTCAGAATCAGCAATACGAAGCTGTGATCCTTGAAAGAATTCTCCAGTAATAATAGAAGTATAAAGATCTTCAATAGATGCAGTCGTAGTTTGAGTATCTCTGCATAGGTATGTAAAGGTAGTTGTATTTGGGATTGAGTTAATAATATAAGATCCATCAGCTGTAATTGCTTTTGTACCAGTTACGTTGATAGGGATACCCACTGCAAGACCATGATCTAAGCTTGTTACTACAGTGATTTCACGAGTTCCAGAGTTAGTTGTTACTGACTGAATATTAGGAATTGTTGTATCACCGCTCTTGGAGAAGAACGATGGAGTATTATTGATAAGCTCAACTGTTTCCCACTTAGTTGGCTGTAGACCATATTCAAAGTCTGTATCGATAAGGTTTTCAGGTGTCGATACACGGAGTTTTGTTACTGGATCGATAAACTCTCTTGGAAAGGTGATCTCGCCGCCTGTACCAGAACTGCTAGAACTACCGCCTAAAAATCCTGGCATTAGTTAGTACCTCTTTCACAAAACAAGGGATCAACCGATAGAATAGCATTATTTACGAATGGCCATTTTAAGAATTTCATATAATTATATACCTAACCACCAAGACATAGATGTAGAAAATGATCCATGAGCACCTTGTGCTCCAGTTGGACCAACGGATCCACCTTGAGTTTCAATAAATACACCATCATTGTAAACATATGTTTTTGCAGTCTGAGTATTAAACCAAGCATCTCCATTTACAGAGGTCTCAATTGCTGGTTGTACTGCAGATGCAGTAAATTTTCCAATAGGACCCGTAGGTCCTGTAGGTCCTGGAACTACAGAATCTGCTCCCGTTGGACCTGTAGGTCCAGCTACACCACGAGGGCCTGTAGGTCCTACAGGGCCAGTTACATAAGAATCTGCTCCAGTTGGTCCTGTAAAACCACGAACACCTTGAGAACCTGTAGGTCCTGTCGGACCTGTAGGCCCCAGTGGGCCAGTAGGTCCAGTTGGTCCAAGTGGTCCAGCTACAGTTGAATCTGGGCCAGTAGGTCCTTGAATACCAGTAGGACCAGTTGCTCCAGTAGCACCGATAGCTCCTGTTGGGCCTTGAATACCTTGAGGACCAGTTGGTCCAGTAGCAGTTGTACGAACTGCTTCCCAAGCAAGACCTGTCCAACGCCAGCTTTGACCGCCAGATGTAAAGACTTCACCAACAATTACAGGTGTAGGGAAATCAATGGCTGCCATAGTCTGTCCTTTCTAATGTTAAATATATTTTATCGTGTGCTTAAAGTACTGGTTCTGATATTCCTGCATTTAATTTTCCAACATAAGCTTCTGCCCAGTTGATAGCTGCTACAAGAGATTCCCAAGGGCCGCTCTCATCAATAATATTTGTATTCTGAAGGATCTGTACTAAAGGTCCTTCTTCTACAATTCTATATGAAAACATTATATCTTCTTTCTCTTATGCCGAATATGCCATTTTGCCAGAGTCGCCAACGGCAAAGGCACTGTTATTACTTATGTAGACTCCATTAATTACAGATGTATCAAAGCTACTAGTTCTTTGAATCCATGTAACCCCATCAAATGAAGTTGCAACTCTTCCACTAGCTCCTCCAGCCACATATGTACCATCGGGCGAAATAGATATAGCTCTTATACTTGAGGCTCCAAAACTGCTAGATGGAAATACTTGTGTCCAAATAGTTCCACCTACTGCACTAGCAACCTTGCCTGATTCTCCCACGGCAGTAAACTTTCCGCCCGTTGTTGTAGTTACAGCATTAATAATACTTGTTCCAAAGCTAGAAGTTCTTTGTGTCCAATTTACTCCGTTAGTAGATGTAGCTAATTTTCCATCATACCCTACAGCTACAATAATGCTTGAAGATGCTGATAGTCCATTAATAAATGAAGTACTAAATGAAGATGTTCTTTGTGTCCAACTAACTCCATCTATTGAGGTAGCTAATTTTCCAGATCCACCTGCTGCAATCCAAAGTGATGCAGAAGGAGAATAAATTAATGCCAAAATTGGACTTGCTCCAAAAGAAGAAGATTGGAGTGTCCAATTAACTCCATCTATAGAAGTTGACATTTTTCCAGAGCTTCCTCCAGCAATATAAAGATTATTGCCGTAAGCAATAGAATAAATATTAGAACTGATAAATCCCGCATCTCTTTGTGTCCAATTTAGACCATTTGAAGATGTGGCAAGTTTTCCATTATTTCCTACAGCAACATATTGTGATTTTGATGCAGTGTAGTTGATTGCATTTATATTAGTTAAAAGAAATGAAGTATTAGGTACTTGCTGCCAAATAACAGGAGTGTACTGATAAGGAAGAGTTGCATGCATAGCATGCGTAGCAATTAACACTTTATACCTGTAAGTTTCCACTAAGAAGCCAAGAGTTTGGTCCTAGCTTAATTAGTGATGCAACTGCATACCTAGCCTTTGTTGTATAACGACCACCTTCGCTAAGTAAAGCTATAGATCCACTAGCAGGAGATATTGTTACTTGACCGATTCCTAGTTGAGTTATAACAAGTTGTGTACCTGTAGGAAATGTGTATCCTCCAGTTCCATCTACTGGAACAGTAACTGTAGTTCCTGACGAGCTATTCATTTTTACAATAGTTGCAACATCTGCTTCTACTAGAGTAGTTGATGCAAGATACTGTGATCCAAGAAGATTAAAGAAAGCTGGTCCTGTTGGTCCAACTCCACCCGTAGGACCTGTTATACCTTGAGGTCCAGTTGGGCCTGGAACTGTAGAAGGTACAGTAGATACTGGTCCTGTTGGCCCTGTAATACCTTGAGAACCCGTTGGGCCTGTAGGTCCAACAATAGGTCCAGCGTTAACCCAAGCAGTACCATTCCAGACATATAAATTACCGTTAGAAACTACAATATATGCATCGTTAATAGTGTTTCCAGTAGAAGGAAGATTTCCTACTAAGTTTACAGATCCTTTAACGGTAATAGATGTGCCTTGTGGACCTGTAGGACCTGTAGGTCCAACTTCACCAGCACCAATACTTATATTCCATGAAGCATATGTATTTCCATCACCTGAAACTTTATCTACTCTCATTGTCACAGAAAGACCGACAATAAAAGTAATAATACCTTCCATATACTGCGTTGGTTGAGATGCACTTGCTAAACGAATTCTTGTTCCTACAGAAAATGCTCCAATTTGATTTACAGTAAAGTTTTTACTTGTAACTATTTCAATAGTTAATGCATCACTTGAAGTTACTCCAGCAAAACTAGAACCAGTTGCACCCGTAGGGCCAGTTACAGAAGGACCCGTTGGACCTGTTGGACCAGGAACAGTTGATGGTGCTGTAGATATAGGACCTGTTGGACCTGTTGCACCTGTAGGACCTACTGCATTTGAAGCAGCTCCCGTAGCTCCTGTCGCACCTGTAGCACCA